ATAAAATCTATACTATATCTTTTATTAATAGCATTGTCAACAAGAACACCTTTTATTAATAATATTTTATTACCACGTATACAATATATTGCACTTTTTGACCATGGCTTATTATTAACAGTAGACATAAATTTATACATATATTTAGACTGTATTTGTTTTGCACTCTCATATCCACCCTAAAGATCTGAAATAATAGCATGTATTATATACATCACTTCATTTTTATTAAACTCTATACTTATTAAATCAAGGTTAGTGAGATTACTACTGCCAATAAAAGGTATAATACCTTCCTATACTAAAGGCTGCAAATCCTCAACTGCTTTTTCATCACCCTCAAACGGCACTCTCCTCATATTGTTTCCTGTAAATTTTTGAGCTATTAAAGCTAAGTAGGCCTTGTCGAGTAATGTAGCAATCTCGTATTCAGTTAACGACGGATATGACGTGGTGACATTCTCCTTGTCATATTCGATCATAAACTTTTCGTATATATCTGCGTGCGTCATACGTCGTTTAATTTTAATTACTTATTATTTGTTTCGTTTATAATAACAAGCTTCAAGTCTTGATTTTTCTTATTATCTAAGTATGCTATAGCTTCTTGTAAAGAAGTAGCAATCAAATCAGTTCCATAGTAATAGTTTGTCTTATCCTTACGAATAACACCTTTGGCAACTGCCTCTTCAATAATAAACTCAGTATCCTTTGATTTATTGTCAACCCACTTGTCAAAGAACTTCTTAGGATTCTTGTCAACCATTGTAAACAATGTAGACTCTACAAGTTCGTTAGAAAGATCATCTGACTTAACACCAAACAATCTAAGACACTTACGCATATTATCAAGTGACAACTTATCAAACTCACGAATAGCATCTCTACGTAACTTATTAAGCTTATTCTGCTCAACAGCCTCAGCCTGACGATTAATCAAGATATAATCTTTACCAGCATCAAGCTTATCAAGTGATGTAGCAACTCTCTTATGACCCTCAAGGAACTTAATAATCATAGCCTGACGAGGAATTGAGTCGTCTAACAATAATGGCTTAGCGCCAATCTTTACACAGAATGTAGTCCAGAAATCACTTGTTCGTGATAAATGACCATCATCATAACCTAAAGCTTTTTCAAAATATTTTTCATCTTCTGGAGTAAGTCCAGTGTATATCGAGCCAGACCTTGTAAAATAAGGGGCGATATAATCAAAACATCTGCTGTACTTCAACAAGCCAGCCCATGGATTCTTTTTCTTAATTCTTAATTCAACTACCATAATATATTTAATTAGTTCTCCATATATGATATATGTTAGGGTATAACTCAATTAAGCGATATACCCTAATATATATTATATAGATTCATTTATTTTAATTACGCCTGCTTGTACTCTGAATCATCAGCATCACAGTAAAGTACACCACATGCAAGTGGGTTACGTACCATAATACCCTCTTCACCGAGGAAGTGTACCTGATAACCATCACGGCTATTAGAACGAAGTGTATTAATTGAGTTACCGTAACCAGATGGGAGTACAGAACCACCAGTACACCACTGTACGAACTCACGACCCTTACGACAAACCTTAACGATGTTTGCCTGGCCATCACGCATACCAAGATCGAGGAACAAGAATGTGTAAGACATCAATGGCTTACCTGACAGTGGGTGAAGCTGACGGAACATCTCCATGTTGTCAAAGAGAGCACACTTCTTAAGAGTAAGCTCAATACCATTAGTCATCTTGTAAGTTGTGAACTGACCACCAAGAGACAACTCCTGACCATTACCAGTAATAAACTTAGTGTCGATCAACTGCATGTTAGCTACCTTCTCCTTGAGGATACGATCGAATTCACGCATACCCATCTCACCAGTCAATGCAATAAACTTACGCTCGTTTGTACCAAGCATGTTATAGCAAAGATCGAAGAGGTAATCCTCGAGCAACTCAGTTGTAAGAGTTGTGTAGTAACGTGTGTTAGCTGGGCTAATCTGCTCAAACAAACCTGCAGATATTGCAACCATTTGTGTTCATTTAGAATCGCTACTTCTAAATCGGAAGAAATTTATTTTCCCAGCATATTCTTCCTGCTACATATTTCTATATAGATCAGACCATATCAAAGTCCATTGTGGATATTTATCACAATTAGGACTGTTTCCATTTCGGGTAGCTTTACCCTACTCCTCCGCCGAGGATGGTCGTTGAACTTTCTTGAATAATTCTCTTTCTATAATCCAACCTTCAAAAACACCACTATTTACTGGTGTTCCAGTATTTGCTTTATTTGTAAGTGTTGAATTATATAAATTAGCTCCAAAATATTTGCAAGCTTTTACAGAATTACTAAATTCCAACACTTCTCCAGTTTTTGGATTTATGAATTTATATTTATACCAATTTCTTTTACCAAGTTTTATAGAATGTTGTGTATTCTCTTTAGGTGTTACCCATCTTAAATTGTCAACGTTATTATTAACTCTATTACTATCTATATGATCAACTTGTGTTTTATTAACATCATTGTTTGGTATAAATGCCATTGCAACTAATCTATGAACCATAAATTTCTTATTTTTTTCACCAAAGTTAACTTTAACTCTCATGTACCCACCTTTTGAATAATATGGTTTTAAGTATCCATTTAAATACTCTGACCATATTCTTCCATCATTTGAAACTTTGTATTTAGATTCATAGCCATCTAAATATATTGGAAATGGCTTTAGAATTATATCAAGCTTAGCTGCTGATTGTCTATTTGTATTTGTACTCATATTACATTTATATAAACTTAATTATAATTATATTTAGAGTTCCCAGCAATTAGAAAACTTAAACGCATAAGAATTACTTCTTATGTGCCCATTTTATTAAACTGATAATTTTTAATAGTTTAGGACGTCCGTTTGTACCCTTATTAGAGTATGTGCCGTCAGCGTTACGGTTAGACTTAGCGAAGAGCAACTGATATTCCTCACGCTTCTTCCACTCACGAAGAGCCAACCAATACTGGTAGTCAGACCAGAGGTAAGACTTCTTACCTGTCTCAGGATCTGTCAAAGCGATAGCCAATACTGTAGAGTAAGCATCACCAGTAATATCGTAAGAAAGACGCATTGTCATCAAGTTGTTCTTCATCTTGAATGGAGTCTGATAGTTCAGGATGTCAGCCTCATCTGAATACTCTTCGTATGCAGAACCAATACGGCTTACCTGACGACCTGGGAGAAGATACTCACCTGGAATATATGCACCAGAACCAGCATCTGCTACGTAGCACTCATAAACCCAAGCGCTACCATCCTGATATGGAGTACCAGAAATACGAACCTGGAAACGATAGTTGTCAAATGACAAGATTGCACCAGGACCGAAGTAACGCTCTTCAAGACCGAGGTAGATTGGAGAGTTACCAATACCTGCTGTAATTGAAGCAGCACTCTGTGCGTCGATTACCTGACCGTTATACTTAGCGTAACGAATATTAACAGCGTGATCCTGATCAATCTGAACAGCCCACTCATATTCGCGATTCTCGATAGTCATAGTCTTACCAAGACCACCTGTAATCATATCAATAGTAGTTGATACACCATCATCCTTTGTACCGAATACAAGAGACAAGATACCAGCAACCTCATGAGGCTTTGTAAGCAAAGCATTAGAAATCATGTTTTCGTCTACAAGATCAGAGAATCTCTTACCTCTGTACAACTGTAGACCATTAAGTAAAGTATTATTCATAAGTTATTATATAATTTAATTTATCTTAAAATAGACCACTTACTAATTCAGCAGCACTCTTCTGTTTTTGTTGTGTATTATATGTGCTGTGATTCTTTGAAGTGTTCCTAAGTATTTTTCTAAGTTTTTCTGCAGCGGATGTTTCACCATCTCTCTTAGCTCCAGATACTAAAGAATCACCTTTCATTGTAAAGTAAGCAGATTCGATTAGATTCTTTGAGAGATTCTTATTAAAGTCTCTCTGATACTGTGATACGCCATCTTGATCAACCTTGAAGATATACTCGTACAATGCAGCTCTATCTTCCTTTGGAATAGAAATACCTCTAATTGTACTCAGGTTGTTAATATCATTCTGAACACTCTGGAAGAACTGTCTATTCTGCTCCTCCTGTTGCTTAGCGTATTCCTCTTGCTGCTTACGATTCTCTTCAATCTCATTCTAACGAATAATTTTCAATCGTTCAAGTGCGTCTTCAGATTCATCATAAAGCATGTCTGCGTCTTCATATCTACTAATCTTATTATTAATCTGCTCATCAGAATAACCATTGTATTTAAGTAATTCTCTAATTACAGTCTTTTGATTATCCTCGTTCTCCAGATCTAAGTTTTCAAAAGATAATGTGTCCTGTTGCTTCTGATAAAAGTCTTCAAACTTACCACCATTCTTAACATATTCGTCAAGCTGTGCGATACGTTCGTCAGCATACTGTGGAACAGAATTATGCTCTACGACTTTACCAAGATACTGAGTAAACTCTTCAACAGTAACAGGCTTATCTTCTTCTTTAAAATCCGCCATATTCCACCCTAAAGATTCACCAACGGCATCAAATAGAGCAGAAACCTACTGGGCTTCTGTTACATCTTCAGCAGATAGCCCAGTATCACTACTATCGTTATCATTAGTAGTGTTATCATTATCTTGATTATCATTAGTTTCTTTCTCTTCTTTAGAGTTATTTAAAATATGTTCAGGGATTTCCGTGTTATCATTACCGACGGTTAAATCATCCCCATCTTTTACATCCTCAGAATCACCTGCTGGTTTATCTGGAGTTTTATTATCATCTTCTACCTCAACAACACTATCTTGTCTTCCCATGTTTGTTACATCTGTGGTCTCTGAAGTTTCACCTCCATTACCATAAATACTATCAAGCATTGTATCAAGTGCTGATGGTTTATTATCTTTGTTTTCCTTCATAATTATTAATTAATAATTAAATATTATTTTCGCATAACTGCGTATTATTTTTTATTCTTTTTCTTTAGAGCACCAAGTCCTAAAATTGGAAGTATAACATTTCTTCATTTCTATCAACCTATGGAATCCCAGCTTCCTATGCCTTCTGTTTCGTATGCAGCGTTAATAACGTTATCATCAAATTCGTTTCCAAATATGTTTTTAAACTCATTTTTTCTCAATAACATATTTCCTCTACTATAATCTTTTGCACCGATTAGTTTATTTAATAAAGAAGCTTCTACAAATTACTTTCTTGTAGAACCGTCTGGAATTGGAAATTCTTTAGCAGCTGTATACTAATTTACTAAATCTCTGGCAAATTTCATTCCGCCTACATTATCTTTTAACGAAATATAATTATCTTTTAACTTTCTATTTAGTCTGGCTGCAGCTCTCTTATTTATGCTTCCATCTTTGTTAATAAGATCAAAATCACCATTAAAGGCCTAAACCTGTCTATCAGTTATTGGTCTTGATAGTTTTGGAGCTTGTGTATAGTTTGTATTAAATTTTCCATCTGACCCAGAATAATTAGGCATATCTAATATAGTATCATCTAATACATCTTTACTTTTTGTACTGTATTGTTTAGAAGTATCATTGATAAACTCATTAGGTAAAGTTGTATTATCAATATTCTACATTAACTTATTACCAATTTTGTTTAAGTTAATCTTATTCTACACATATCTTCCAGTATAATCAGATGCAGCTTTGCTAAGTTGATATATATCCTTAATCTACTGTATTGGATTACCAGAGATATTAAGTTTAGCACCACCCATACCTAACCATGCTCCTGGGTTAGTAAACTCTGTTATATATTCAGATGGCCTATATCCTGTACTATTCTATATAGCATCAGACATAGCTGTAGACCAATCTTTATGCATAACCGCATTGCTTGCTGTATTTACAACCTAAGAACCAAGTGCACTTGCAGCAACACCTTGAGTAATAGGACTTGACCAGAATGCTCCACCTGGAGCCAATGCTACTGGTGCTGCCTATGCAGCTATTGGAGCAAGACCTAAACCTAATGTACCAAGCATAACTTTATCTATATCGCCAGTCTTAGCTTTAGCTTGATCTTTGGCATATGTAGGAGAGCTTGTATTCTATAACATTCTTGGCTATACATTAGAAGTATCTATTCCTTTTAGTTTAGATGTATTCTTCTATAATTTTGGAGCAGTAACTAAAACATCATCAAGTATAAATGGTGATTCATACTATCCTACATTAGTTGTAGCTTGAGTTATATCAGATAAACCTTTATTCTTGCCATCAGATACAACTGCATATATTTTATTACCTCTTCTCTATACAGTATCCCAATCAACATTGTAGTTATTTCCAGATTGGTCTTGACCTACGAATCCAGCATTCTTAGCTCCTTTTGCAAAATATCTTAAAGATTCATCATCTTTTCCGTTCTTAAAACCAGGAGTATTAACAAGCGGCTAATCGTTTAATAATGCACCCATTGTTTGCTCTATTGGAGGCAAATCAATTGAGTGCTGAAAAACAAAAGGGCTACCTTGCGTTTGTTGGACTTCTACTTCTGGCTCTGGACCTCTACCAACAGGTGGCAGTACAGCCTATTTAAATGGCGCCTAAGCGTTCATTTCTATAGCCTTGGCTGTTTCCTAAGGTACGACACCTACAGGCTGCTATACGGCATTAAAAACAGGTTTCTGTTGAATTATAGGCTAACCATAGTGTACTGCTGCAGCTTTTCTAACAGACTACATTCCAGCAAGATTCTTTGTATACTGATCAAGAGGAGCTTCAAAATAACCGATACGTTTAAGTTCTTTTGCATAATCATCAACAGTATCAGCATTCAAAGCTTTCTTGTATTTGCCAGCCATATCGTTTAGATAAGCATCTATAAAAGCAGCATCATTTTTGTATACATTATAATCTTTGCCATTATAGCCATAGCCACCATAATTATGAGCTCTTATAGCAAGCGGGCTTGTTCCATAAGTACTCTCGAAAGCCAACTAACTCATAACATTATCATATGTAGACCTCTTTGTATAGCCTCTCTTAACAAGACCATTATAAACAAGAGGTCCAAGCTTATTAGCAAACGCCTAAAACTTATTAGGCTGTTTGCTACTTGGTTGTTTAATTGGATTCATAAGCATTATTTCTCTCCAGTTACTCTATTCTTCAAAGCTGTAGAAGCTTTAATCTTCTCTCTCTAAAGCGCAGCGTCATCCTTTTGCTTCTATAAAGCCATTTCGTGGTCCATACGCTTCTTTTCTAAGCTTATCTTAGCATCTTCTATCTCACGCTTCTAACGGGCCTCATAACGCTTTAAATAAGCCTCCTGATCAATCTTACGTTGCTCTGTAGCATCCTTTGCAATCTCCATAGGATCTGGTATACCATTCATGTTAGCATCCTTATCCTCAGTACCACGATATGCACTAATTTCAGCTACTGCAATCTTAGTCTGATTGTCAGCATCAATCTTATAACGCTCAAGATCCATCTTAGCCTCTTCAAGCATAAGCTCTTGCTGTTTAGCTTCATTCTGCATCTGTTGTAGTTGCTGTTGCTGCTGAGCTTCAGCCTGCTGTTGTTGCTGCTGCATTTGCTCTTGACGAGTCTACATATCCTTAAGCTTCTGCTTAAGTATATTGAAGTTGTCGTTTGTAAGAATCTCAGCTGCTTCAAGTAAGCTTGCTCCATTCTGCATAGCTGGTTGAATAAGCTGTTGTAACTTCTGTATATTCTCTATATCTTTAGAAGTATCACTTACAAATACATCCATATCTTCATAATAGAACTTCTTTGCTATATCCAAGAAAGCTCTTTCGCCATTATCAAATACATATGAAAGCTTCTGCTTACCAGTACCTTCCCAAGCTCCTTTTGCTGTATTAAGGAGCATAGTCATCACATGTCTCTTACACTGATTATGGACCCAGAATAAAGGCTCTGTAATATGAGATGACTGAGTTACAGATCTTTCAACATTACCAACAAGTTCAGATGTGCTAATAGCGCCTTCTCTCTAAGATGTAATACCAGATATAGTACCAGCTAATAGCTCTATCTTATCCATTAGCTGTATGTACTCTGATATAACCTACGACATTGTTAAGTCAAGAGAAGTGATCTGATTAAATGTAGCTGACTTACCACCTTCACGACCAGGTACATTCCAACCCTCTTCATAAGGATTAATAAAGTTAACACCTACAGAAGATAGATAATGCATCCACCTATCAGGTGTAATATTCATAGACTTAGGAATCTGCGTAATATCCATATTGATTACCTTTCCCTTGTCTCTTGCTATTGCAAGCTCCAGCCGATACCACAGCACAATATACATATATTGTAATGGTTTTAGTATGCTAACTAAAGACCTTGGCTTACTGTTTGTTGCGCTATAAACACAACCACAATAAGGGAGCTTTTGTGAGTTTGGATTATCAATACTTACATGCTGGTATTCAAGTGGCTGTATTCCAAAATATAAATCAGAACCAGCTCTATATCCTTCCCATACCTCTATAATCCAATCTGGTTCTATAGAAACCTCAGTTCCTACAGGTTTGTATGTTTCATCACATATTGTAACCTAAGGCTCTCCAGCTTCATCAAGAACTGTAACATAGAAGATTTTCTTAAATGATTTCCAGCATACATGCCATACATTAATAGAATGTTTATTCTAAAATGCAAAGCCATCCTTATCATATATATGCATTGTTATATGATTAAAATCATCAACTGGTCCTCTTTCTGGCATATCACCAATAGGTGTTCCTGATAAGATTTCATTAAGTCTATTAAGATCTTTCTCATCCATCTTATCATTATATCTATCGTATATCTCAGCTACTGGTAATCTCATCTTGCGAACACACCAAGAACCGTCTTCTATAAATTCCAAGTCTGGACATTTGTCATAATCGAAATCCATAGGATTTACACGCTCTGCGTAAGGTTCTCCGTTTTGAACTCCTACGTAGTATACTTCAGTTCCACTAATCAAACCATCTTTCCAACCTTTTATAAACTCATTATGTAACGAAAGTCTTTCTTTAAGATATTCAAGTGTATGATAAGCGGTATTTTCTACAACATCTTTGTACTCTTTATCCATATACTTAGCTATAGCTTCTGGTGGCATAATCTCACCACTCTATAACTATTGCTAAAACTATTGTTGCTCTTCTGGACCCATCTTAGATTGTATAGCTGCCATCATGTACTACATAAGCATTTCTTTCTCCTTATCTTGTAGTTCTGATACAGCTTCTTGAGATGTGCGAACAACTCTAAAGTTTAATGGTCTTTTAGTCTCTTCACCTATAAGCAAATCAATCTTAGGTCTAATAATATTAAAGTCCTAAGGGGTAGCAGGAAAACCATCATCTACCTTAAATGGATTTGTTATACGCTTAAAGTCTTTCTCGTCAAAGATACTGTTATATAAGTTGTAATAGGTCTACATCTCGCCATGCTGCGTATCACGCCTACCGCCGCCAGAAGTAACATTGCCTTCACCTATTATATAATCCACACAGTCATGCTACCACTTTTCGTCTTTCTTAGTTAGCGGGAGCTTCTGCTATGGAAATGCGGCACTATATAAATTATCTTTTACTCCTATCATTGTTAAAATGTATATACAGGTATATCGTCTTGCTGCTACTCATCATTCCACCAAGATTGGCCAAACAATGGCATTTCAAAGAGTTCAACCTATTTGTTTTCTTCTTTACTTTTAGCTACCTTTACCTAATAGAGTTCTTCCCTATACATCATAGTCATACATAATGCTATGACTCTATCGACGTTCTTTACGCCATCATTCTCTATAAGCTCTTCTATTAGAGGCTCGCTATATATTCTTTCTATATTGGGATGTCCTGGCTCAAATTCATCCATAAGCCATTCAAGTATCAATCCTTCTCCGTAAGCCCTAATAGACTTAGTCATATGACATCCTTTTCTTCTTTGTACTTTTGAATCTTTAAATACCTCGGAGATTATCTTATCTGGCTAATCTGCCAATAGATAATCACAATGTTTATTTGTGAAGTAAGGATAAATACCTTTACGTTCATTCTCAAATAACAATCTTGCATTATAAAAGATTAAAAGCTTTCGTACGTTTTCATAGTACTCTTCAGCAGTATCAGGTCGTCCTGAATATTCTGCTACAATAACGTCGTTCCAAGCTTCTCCAGCTTTAACACGTTTAAATATAAATGTTGATCCCAAAGAGTTTGTAAAAGATTCATCGTGGTCGTAAGGGTCACACCCTCCTATATATAATCCAAATGGAGGATCTTTAATTGGATATTCCCATATAACAACAGAGCCATGTGGTTTATCATCTTTCTTTAAATGATATGTTGTTATATCTCCAGACTTCTTTTCAGTAGCTTTAACCTACCCTTCTCCATCCCAAGCTAAGTCTACTACATGTTTCATATTTCGTAGCTTCTCATTAGTTCTAATTCGTGTTAATTGATTCATTAACAACTACCTTGGGAAAATGTTTTTACCAAGCTCCAAAACAGCCTCCTACGGCTTTAGCGGACGCTCTGATATAAATCTATCAATAGATGTCTGAGATGCACCACCATCTTTTACTTTGTTTCTTTGAGCAATAAGTTCTTCTATAGCTTTCTCTTTAATACTATTGCCATACTAATCCATGAACTTCTACTTACCGTTCTCATCAGTAGATTCCATATTAGACCATGACGGAACAAAGAATCCACATTTAGTCTACTCTTGACCATCATCCCAAATGTTCGGAAAAGCCAAACAGTTGAACGCTTCTGGCTTATAGAATAAATTCTTAAGACCATCGAAAGCGCCACCTTCAGTACCACCAGTACCGAAAGCAATTAAAAGACCAAAAGCTACACCGTCGTCAGTTTCTACAGCAGGCTGTTCAACTCGCCACGCTGTTTCAAGATTAGGGAACTTACCACCCTCTTCAAATAGTACAAGTTTACCACGAGTACCACGAAGTCTTTCAGGATCATTCTTAAGTGTGATACCTGTTATACTTGATAAGTAACCTTGCTCAGTCTATTTACCAAATTCATCAGTAATCTTAAAACCAGCAACACGTTCCATACGTGTGCTTGTAAGACGTTGTTTTGACCAAGCTGTGTTCTTATCTATAAAATCCATTATTTGCCAAGCTTTAGTAAGAAGACCATCACCAATTAAGAACTTCTATTCTGAAGCTACAGCAAAACTTTTAGATCCAGGTATTAACTCATAATTACGTACTAACATAGATGCTCCTTTAAATGAGTATCCACGCTGTCTTGACTTAAGCACAACTAAATGCTTACCTTCAGTTTCAGCTTCTTCTATGGCGTTAAAGTAATAGTAGTCATAATCCCAGAAGTTTGGGAACTCTAATATACGTTCACGTCTTGTACGTTTATTACCATATCTATCTGTATACTCAACCTCACTAAGTTTCATAATTGGGCTATAGTTAAGATAAAAGTAATTATATCCACTTATAGCATCACCATCAGGAGCAACATATCCATATAGACATCTATTAGTTTCTTCATCCCAGTACTTTATATAATCAGTAGTTCCTGGAGGAGCTAATGTATAAGCACCGTGCTCTTTAAAGAATATAGCTGCCTATCTAAATTTATCACTATTATAAATCTTCTTATTAAAGTCAACCATAATTATTTAACTGTTTCATATAGACCGATAACACCACCACCTTTAACCTTACCAGATTCAAGCTATTCTGCTTTAGCTTGTTTCATAGCTATATCTAATGATTTAACTACTCCACTAACATCTTTAAGTATTCGTGTGATTTTAAGTGCTGTGTCTATATCCATACTACCTTCTGAATACTAATTCAGAGTTTCAATCAATCCCTCTGCTGCTGACTATGAAGATGAAAGCAGTCTGGTTCCAGGAGTCTACTAAAACTCCTGAAACCTTTTTGCTAATATCATCATATCGGCAGTAGGTTTATATTTATCATCATTGAACATATCTTTGCCTACAACAGATTGTCTTTCTTTCTCTGGATAAGCCTCGTATGGACTATTCCATTTGTATAGCCAAATAATATATTCAATCTCTTTTAGCGCCTAAGATTTATCTTCAGCATTATTATAATACTCCTTAAATGGAGGTATTGCTAAATCCTAAGTGCTAAGCTTTATTTTACCACCTTGTATATCAAACATTATTAAATCTTCTTAGCTAATATTTCACCTGCATGTATGTTGTCGCTTGTAACACCAGTTACATATGGATCTAAATTATCAAGATCTTCTTTTGTTTTAGCAGTCCATACTTCAAGTGCGCAGTTCCTTGAAACAAATAAATTTACAATGTTAGCATCTGCAGTTTTAAGATTATCAATATTTACATCTACAAATAAATAAGCTTTAGATGCATCTGTGTCATTATTAAACTCTTCTATCTTGCTAATTAATGTAGTAAGATTTGTGTCTGTGATTTTAAGCTGTCCAAAATACACAATACCATATCTATAGCTCTAATCCTACTTAGCCATAAGTCTTAATGTATATGGAGTTGAAGAAATAAATGTAGCATTACCTCTTAAACCGTACCTATTTACAATATCAAGAAGTTTTATAGCATATGGTTTACCATTATATTTTGCATTAGTAGTATCAATTGTATTAGCCTACCACATATTACCTTGTTTTATTTCAATATATGGATGCAGACCACACTCTTTACATAATTTACAGAAATCTTCAAGAGTATCAACCTTTTCTCCATTTGGACCATGAAATGCAAGTATTTCATCAAGAGTATGCTATTCATATTTATAAGATGTATCTGTAAGTGTTGTTGTACCATTAGTATAACCAACTTGGATATTGTCATCATGACTTACAATAAACTTACCATCCTTTGTCATATATGTATCAGTTTCTACATATCTCCATCCTTCTTTTGCAGCAGCTCTAAATGCAGCTAACGAGTTAGCTCTCTCAGTTTTGTGGAAACCTTGATGAGCAATACCACGCATAACTTTATCATCGTTAGTATGATCTTTCTTAGCATCGGTTTGAGCTGTAGGTTTAAATTCTGGATTAGATGTTCTTAACATTACCTTTCCAAAAGATGGTAAATTATTTGTTTGAACTCCAGGGTTATCGTTTTCAGTAGCTATTAATATTACATAATAACTATCTGTAGTGACTGTATATTTCTTACCAGCAGCATTCCAATCTGCCATACCAAATCTGTTATCAGAGATCTTCCATCCAATATACATTCTAAGAGTATCTGGAATAGTGATTACGTCACCTTGTTTTAAATTTGCTGTAAAATAAACACGTTTTACACCTTGACTTATAGACCACATTGATAACGGTTTAATAGTAACATTACCATTAACAAACTCTGATGTTATATCTACATCCCAAGGACCATTACTGTTTAGAGATACTGCTGTTTCTATGTCAGAGATAACTTGTTGTAATGATTTTGTATTATCATCAGAAACATTTGTGCCATCATATCCTCCAACGCCATTTACGTATAATGCATTTATAGAAGTCTTATCTGTAGTATTTTTCTTATCAATTAATTCAAGAGCGTTTAAATTACCTTTTGACAAAGATCCAGCACCAATAGAAAATACTGTATTATATTGATAATTTCCTACAGTTTTATTATTTGTTATGTTATAAGCACCACTTGCAAATTCGCAATTATTAGAAACTTTATTTCCAATACCAAAACACTAAATATTATTTGGCTATTTACCAGTTGGCGAAGGTGTACTCTTTAAAGCCGTTCCAACAATTATCGAACTGGAGCCTCCATTAAAAATTCCAACTCCACATGATATATTAGACTATCCATCAGATGTAACAGATAAAGCTACAACAAAATCACATTCGTTTAACTTATTAAGATTAACGTTATTCATTTCTATTGTATTGTCATCTATTCTAATAAATGAACTAGACGTTCTAGTTAAAACTTCTGTGTCAAATACTTTTTTAAACACAAATTTATTATCTATATAATTAATAGCAAATCTATCTGTTATCCAAAGTAAATCTTCTTTTAACAAATATTCTAAACTACTTCCTTTTTTAACTACTAATCTTAATTTTCCACCAGGATTTTTATTAACCTATATAATAAATCTTGATCCTAATAAAATATTATTAAGTGAATTATTAGTTGAATATATTCCCGATCCTATACCAAGATTATTTTTACCTAAAAGAACATTAATGCTTCCTAAATTAAAATTTGCAGATCCACTTATATAATTAAGTGAAAAATCAGCAGGATATTCTTTATTCTACAAATCAATAGACAAAAATCCATTCTATCTATCAGATAGCATATCAAGGGATCTTACATAAAATTTATTACCAGGATTATCGGCATCATTACCCTGTAACACTTCGTTTGGCTTTATATATTTATCAAGACCTGAACTTGTGTTATTTGGATTACTACCTTGCTGTCCAGGTGTCTACGATCCTGATCCCTATGATGCTTGGCCAGCTAAACTTAATGTAGCATTAGCATCTAACACATAACCCTTTGGATAACCTTTATTCTCATTACCGATAATAACATTAAGATTTTCTGGATATATTAAACCGCCACCAGTAAGTGCGGAATTAACTAATTTTGCTGTATTCATATTATTATATTAATTTAATCCCGCATCCATTATACGGTTTTATAATTATTTGTTATATTATTATTAATCAATGTTTTAGGATTCTCATGTACGACATAAGCATTACTATAGCCTCTAAATACATTGCTAAATCTCTAATTATTAGAATATTGTGAAGCACTTGTGTATCTATTAGATGGGAATACTGCTATAAATTTAAAGTATCCCTAATTAGCATGATTTACATAATCCTAAACAAATGCACTATTTATATCTGTTAAGTTTGTAAACTTCTGGAATACAGAATTAAATACTACTGGATTAGCAGATGTACTTTCTGGAGCTTTAACCATAGCAAATACTCTACTAATATTTCCAAGCGTATTATTTGATATGTAATTAAATGCTGTAAATACCTGATTTGGATATACAGAAGTATTTGCAAACGTACCATTCAATGATGTTATATTAGGAGCATATTCAAAGAAATGTGGAGGTATTACATATACATCACTACTACTGCTACTCTTTGAAACTCTTGTTAAACTTGAACATGAGTTAAACATGTTTGACAAGTCTTTCTTAAAGTTCTTAAATGGAAGTAATAATATATCTGGTATTCTACCTCTAAGACCAGATTCGTTGTAATGTGGCCATTGTGGACCGCAGTTATTAAATATACTTGTAATATCACAATTACCATTACAATATCTAAACAAGTCTGGAGCACAACAGAAGTTTAAGCTACCATTAACAACATTATTACCTTGTCCTATTGATACTAATATTGTATTAGGATCATGTTCGTAATCACCATTATGTTTATTATCTTTAGTAGTTACTCCATCGTAAGACCACATTATAGTTTCATCAATATTGTCATAGCTTGTATTAATAGAAATAACGCCGCCTTTATATATGAACTTAAATGGATTATAATTCTCGTTGTGTATCAACTCTGGATCATTATTTATATACGGCTCTATTCTACTATTTGCAAATGCATTCTATAAACCTAATATTGATGTATTTGGAGCTTCAGTAGATACAACTTGTTTGAAATACAATACACCTTCTGGACTTGCTACCTCTTCCCAGTTGCCAGCATTCTTACTAAACCACTTAACAACGTTGTTAGTGTTCTCCATCTTAACTTCACTACCATCATCTCTTACTATATTATATATGATAACTTTTTTATTATCTCTATATTCAGAATCAGTAGTTAATGTTCCATCTTGTATACCATAATAAGTATTACTTATAGTTCTACTACCGTGATAGAATAGTTTATATGGAATGTAACTCTAATTGCTTTCAGAATATGATGAGTTTGAGAATATACCATTAGCATATTGTAGATTAGGACAATTGACAAATCCATTAGACGTTAACTTGTATGTAAACTTAACATTTCTAAACAATCCTGTAACATTATTAAGATTTGTATTATTTAAGAATAATGAACCTGGAAGTTCTACATGGTTACCATTTATCTAATTAGGCATTGTTGTATATGCAAAGAATCCAGAACAATTCTAAAGTTTAGTACAATTCTTAAATATATCATATGGGAATTGACCGCTAACAACTTTATTACAACCAGAACCAAACGTAGTCTAATTATAATTGTTATCTATACAATCTATTGATGTAAGATTTACAAATCCTTTGAAAGAGTCGTTGTTTATATTAAAGGTAACTCCATCGTTTAATTTCTCAGAAGATAAGAATCCGTTTATTCTTGTAACATATTGTGGATTCTTAAATATTCTTGTAAAATCAATTACACCATGACCATATTTAGCTGTAAACGATATAGCTACTTCAGAAACGTTTGTTGTTATATTTATTGTATCATAATCTATATAATTAGCATTTACAAATCTATTTATATTACTAAGACTTGTTAAATTCTTAAAGAAGTCTTTAAGGTTACCATATAAAGATGGATTAGCTTTAAACGATTCATCAGGATTATCTTTTATTGCTGTATTAAACACATCAGATGTATTAAGCGCATTTGTATTGTTTACAATTACATTGCTTGTACTACTTAATAAGTATTCAACTTTATTTATCTTGTAATTCTTAGTACTATGTCTAAACAAGAATCTATCAAATACTCCAGTTGTCGGTCCAGTCCAAATATCACTAACATCAACAAGAGAATCTACAAGTGGGCTAAACAAACCATCATCTACAGTTACATTCTCACCAACAAAGTGTGGAGAATATAATACTGCACTGTTACCCCAGCACCCAGTAAATGTATCATGTAAAGAAGTAATACCTTTAGCAAGTTTAAACATATATCTATTAGGAGAGTTGTCAGCTTGACTTGTCTTCTAAAACTTTGCGTTCTATACAAAGTAGAACATTGAATCGAGGTTTGTAAGAGACCCTAAATTCTGCAATGTATAATATATATCAAACAAAGTGCATGCTGTATTTGCATACATTGACAACGCATTATCTACATCTTGGAATGTAATATTTGTCTGTTTATTTGATACGTTTATAGGCATAACAAAGTTATCGTCAGGTATAGTATTGTTTGTAATAATTTCACTTGGAAGCTTAACAACATGTGTATTATCAGCTATAGCCTAAACATTCTTACCTTGGAAGTTAACGGTACTTGTAGTTCCATGTATAGAGAATTTAGATAATCCACTAAAACATTTGTTACACTTAACAACTATATTACCATATACTCTTAATAGATTTTCACACTTCTCAAAAGTATTAGTTATATATGCAGGTCTATTAGCATCTGTAGAGAATTGAATTTCTTTAACACCAGTGTTTGACTGTATATTAAATTCCTGTATGCTTGAAAAATCTGATAAATCAAGAAGCTAACCATTATTGAAATTACTAATAGAAGTGTTATTCAAATATAATTTAAGTACATTCTGTTGGTTACAATTAGTAATATTAGCAGTCTTTAAGTTATAGTTACCAGACAGATTAATATTTGTTAGACTACTTAAATCTGATAATGTAACAAAGTTATCTTCTCTACCTCCAGTAAGCTAAGCATTGTTTACTATCTTAACATCTGATAGATTAGGGCAGTTCTCTATATCTACAATCTCAAGATTGATATTACTATCAACTATAAGCTTCTATAAGTTCTCACAGTGTGTAATCTTTACACTTCTCAAGTTAGCATAACCAGTAAGATTTAACTCTTTAATAGTATTGCAATCTTCTATGTATACAGAGCTTAGGTTATTACATCCTGAAAGATCTAAATCTGGAAGATACTGTTGATGTATAAGCCTTAAGTCCATAATATTACTATTTGTGATATTAAGACTCTACAAAGGTACATTTGTTGGTATAAATATATTAGTAATACAACTACTACCAGATATATCAATATCAGTTAACTTTGTAAATTTAGTCTTAGCATTAGTAGTACCAGGGTTCTATTCAATATCAAGATAGAATGAATCACCACTAACGGCACATGCTGTATTTGCAAAGTTTATAGTTCTAACCTCAGATACACTTGCTTGTCTAAACACATCAAGACTAAACTGACCACTAAAGTACTTATTGTTATGCATATCTATAGTATGTATAGCTGGCAAACCAAGAGGATCAATATTTAATTCATTTATAGACTTAGCAATAGAGCTAATCTTCATATTGTATAATGGAGTAAATTTATCTCCAAGCTCTATAATTGAATTAGAGTTATTAATAGTCCAAGTATAAGGACCTCCTTGTTGCATATTACCAACATTAACATAAGTCTTTGTATTGTTTGGTAAGAAGTAGAATGCTTGAACGGTATCACCAACAGCTATTCTTGATATAACTGGACAGTTAGATGTTACTGGCAAAGCGTCAACCTAAGTACCAGCAACAGTGGCATTAACTGTAACGTCAGTGTTATTCTTGAACGTCATAGCTGCTTGTCTCTTAGACATGTCTCTCCATCTGAATAAACTATCCAAGAATACAACATGCTTCTTAAGCCATGTTCTATTATGAGCTACTTTACGACCGTGAAGCTTTACAATATCCTTAGCATTTGTAATAATATTACTTGTAAACTGAAGCATATACTTAAGCTTATAGTCATAGTTAAATATAAGAGATCCACAAAGCTCTGTTTGCTTTACAAAGTACTTATCTGTAAAGTAATTCATAAATGTATCATAACCATTAGCGCTTGCTAAAGCTTCAGTAAAACTTCTAAATTCGTACCAATACTGAGCGTATATTGAGTTTACTGTATCTTGACCATCTCTCCACTTTGCTTTTGTAAATGGAGTATCAAGAGATAGCCACAACTTATTAGTATTTGCAGATACTGTAGTTTTAGACAAACCTTTATCGTGGTTAAATGTTTCAGCAACATACTACATACCTTGTGTAGCATTCTCAGACGTAGCTTGATTAGTTATGTACTTAATCCATACATCTGGATCAATCTTAAGCTCACCTTGGTTGTCACTACCATTAGCAGTGTCAAGGTCATAGAAGTCTACATAGAACGTAGAACCATCCCATGTTCTATATGTAGAGTTCTTACCAAAGTTATCCACAAGACCAAAATAGTTACATATAATAAAGTATTTGAAAGCACTATCTACACTGAATCCCATATTATCACTAATACTATTAGGATCAACTATAATCTATTGCTTTCTATTTAGCTTACTATAGTTACCACTCGAATCAACTGTATATTGATCATAAGAACCAGAGATCATAGGAATTGTATTAGATCCGTTAACATCACTTGAATAACAACCCTCAATAGGAAGCTTCATGATGTTTGAAACGAACTCTTTAAAGCCAGGATAATCTGAAGTTCTTTTACCACTTGGGAATCTAACTTCATATTTCTGATTTAGAATATTATCATCATTCTACCAGAAGTCACCCTTACTTGTATCAAGATCTTCTGGAAGACTATTTGTTATTCTTTCAAATCCAACTAATGAGTTTGTGTCTTTAATTTCAATCCAAGCAGATTTATCTTGATCAAATGTTTCATCTATTTCTACATTATCAGCGTAGAATGGGAATGTTGTAACTTGAATTGGATTATGATCTGTAGCATTCTTAATTGACTTAACCTACTTAAAACCTAAGTTTCTATGAGCGTCACGACCAATGTTGAATGAGTAAACTCCAAGAGGAGTTACAGACAATGTGTTCTAAGCGTCTGTATAGAACTTTATGATAACAAACACAGGGAAACCTTCAACTGTATGTTTAAGTGTAGCTGTAGGTTGTTGTGTTTTAACATAAGGAGAATCATACACGTTCTTTAAAGCTGCAGGATCAAATGGGAAATAAGGATTATCCTTCTTACCAAGCTCTGTGTTTATAAACGATCCAATAGCTGCGTTATTAGCATGAGAACTATCTACAATATCAGCTTTCAGTGTATATGTCTGTTCTGGTATCCATGTTGACTTAGGTGTAAATATAGTACCAGTTGGCAATGTTATATTTAAGTTCTTTACAGAGTCTTTAAGAGTAGATGTACCCTGAAGACTTATAGTAGCATTCTTAATAGTCTTTACAGAATTATCAGTATTAGAACCATCATTGCTAATACCAATTGGATCCCAGTACTGAACAACTTTATTCTCTGTTTCTGGTAATGTTACAGAAGAAGATGACTGTTGTTTAACAAATGAGTTGAATGACCATGATGAATCATTACTAACATCAATAAGCATAATTGGAACACCAATTTCTTTTGCATTCTCAGTAAGCTTATTTACATCAAGTCTGTTATTAGAATCAAGCAAGAAGTCTATAGTGTATTGCTGTGCATCTTGATTATAAAGCAAAGACTTAATATTTCCATCAGTATCTCTTGAGCAGAAGTTCTTCTTCAACTCTGCATCAATTCTACCATAATTAGGAGCACTATTAACGTAGTTTGTAGCTATAATGTTATTTATATGCTAACACATTATATCAAACTCATTAAGAGCTTCTGTGTAAATTCTAATATTATATATATTAGTATCACACTTATTTATTAAGTACTCCTTACCACCTTTGATGTATCTTCTACAACCTACATATAAACTATCACCCATCTTTATTCTGGTTGACAGTTTACGTACTGCCGATACTACACCATCAAGATATACTTTAACAATGTATTCTATATTACCATCAACTAACTATGAGTAACAAACTATCGCAATATCATTATCAATATTATCTTCAAGTTCGAGAACTCTTTGATTATCAATATACAAACCATGTACGTCTATAGATATACCGTTTGTAATATCACCTAAGTTGTTATCAGCTACAGATACATCACCAGAGAACAATATAGTTCTATTATCATCTGGATGATAGTCAGCGTGATAATGTAAACATATAGTATATACATCACCTAAAGATGACAGTAAGTCGTCAAACTTATAATCTGAATTATCAAGCTTAAACTTATTTATAATACCAGTAGCTCCATTACTTACTCTGTAATAGAACTCTCCAGTATCCTTAACACTAATAGCGGATCTAACATTTTGCTTAACTGTTGACATGTTAGACTTAACTACCTTTGATTTAAGCTTATATAAAGTATTGCTATACGGGAACTCATATGTACCTTGATTAAAGTTTCTTGCAGTCATATCAAAGATACAGTTATTATACATGTTAAATGTATCATTGATATAGTTAACTTTTGACTTAATAAACTTTACATAGTATATAGCTTCTGCTGTTTTATCACCAGCTTTAACTACAACTCTTACTTTAGATACTTTATCTTTTACAGCAAATTCTTTATTTGATACAGATATATAATCTTTAACTGTTTGCGCAAATATACCAGGTTGATTAGATCTAACTTGAGTATCATCAATAAATATATCGTAGTTAAATGATGTTAACTGTGATACATATGGAGTAAACTCAAGATATAAACTACCATCCATATTAACCTCTACAGGATTATTCTAATCCTTACTCATAACATTAGTTGAAATCATAATGTTATTAGATACAAGAGTTAATGAAGATTTAATAGTTTTAGTAATATTCTAATCTTGTTTGTTTGTAAGAGTTTGTTTTACTGTATATACATCTATCCATTTTGTATCTTCTGTAAACAAGTCAGACAATTCTATAGAGTTAGTCTATTGATTTGTAGAAGCTACACTTATGTCATAAGACTTCTAAATAGTATTACTATTGCCCTATATAGTCAAATCTAATGTATATTGACCAATAGTGCCAACACTATATTGTAGTTTGATAAATGATGTATTAAGCGTTGTTAGTGAAGCAGCAACGTCTTCACATTTTAATACAATGTTATTATCAATAACAGAGCCACTCCATTGACCTTGTCCATACACGCCATTACTATCATCATTATAAGACGCTGATATAACAAGTCTACCAGTATGGTTATTTAATGATTTAGCAACATTTGTATAAGGTATAAAGAATACGCTGTTAGACGCATTTACAGTTGTAACATATATTTTTGTACTACCTACATAAGCTGATATTTCCCAAGGTTTGTTATACTTAACAGATATACCTTCAACATTAACCTGCAAGCCGTCTTCTCCCATATTAATGGTAGAATTTGATTCTTTATTATTAACCTTGATTGTTACTGATAATTCTTCACCTGATGGCACTGCGCCTCCGCCGCCACCAGATCCGCCTCCACCATGAAGTGCAAGCCAAGATATATTACCTTGTGCTACAGAAAGATCATCCTTTAATCTTTCAATAGCGGTATCTACCGAGATTACCGACTCATTAGCTTTCAACATCTTTGGGTTTGTTAGCGACACTCCTTTAGCATCGCTACTCATTAATATCTCCCATTTGCTACGATCGGTATTAAATTTCTTTAAGTTATTCATTATTAAAAGATTAAAGAGTTATTGTATACGTTTCTGTGCTTGTTATATTATAAGCTTGCTTATCAGCTTCAGATGTAGGCTCGCAAGTCATACTAACAGTAGTTAAGTTAGGAATCTGCTTATTTGGATCCCACTTAGCAGTATTCTTATCTTCATTAACATCCCATACACCATGTATCTGTTTAGCCTCAACAATTACTGAGTTGTTTGTAACCTTATACTTTATATACATAGGGTAATGTTGTTTCCTATTCTCATTAGGAGTAGTAGCATTAGATGCTGCCTTGAAGTAAGACATAAGCCAAGGTATTATATATTCATCTCCTGAAGGCTGTTCTTTGTTAGATACAAGTTTATAACCAGTAGCCTAAGACATAACGTATGTAGGAGCTGTAATTGTATCTACAAGCTCATATCTTGCATAGTTGTTAGATGGATCAATATCTTGTTGTCTTGTAACCTGAATTACTGGACGTCTTGATAAAGTATCATCAACATCTGCCATTATATCAATAGCTGGATTAACCTTGTTTTCAGATGTAATGTAATTCTCTGGTGCATCATATATAGGCTTACTCAATGTATAAGTATGCTTATGACCACCAAATACCATCTTTATTCCATGCTTCTTAAACAGTCTTGAGAATCTATATTTACCAGCAGTGTTGTGTGTGTTAAGGTGAGAACCTTCTCTACCAGCACTACCTTTCATAAACTACCAAGTAACCATTGTAAATGGCATCTCATGCATATATACAAATGGCTTCTTAACAAGTTTACCTGAATTCATAAGTGATTCAAACCAAGCCTCAATACTCTGATTAGCAGCTTGTGCAAATGAAGCATCTGCTATACCATTATTATATGTCTTACTTGAAGCTTCTGCTGTTTCTGAATTTAAACATACAAAACTAAAGTCTCCATACGTATAATAGTATAAAGAGTATAAAGGATATGAACCGCCGTTCCAAGTAAACGAATAATCAAAATCTGGATCAAGTTCAAATGTAAAGTATCTCAATACATTAATATGATTGAACTTAGAGGTAGCGTCTTCTCCGTCTGTAAGAAGAGTTGGCTGTTCGCTACATAGGTCATTATTACCTATAGTAAACATCTCTGTCTTATTTGGGATAAATGTATCAAGAGCTTCATAGTAATCAATCCACTCATTCTCTCTATTACCACTCTGTGCAATATCTCCAGTATTAATTAAGAAGTCAAAGTTGTCTTCAGCCATTATACCAGCAGATCTAAACCATGGTCTATAGTCTAACCAACTAAATCCCTACTGATCAGTCTCCTGTATAAATGTAAATCCATTAGCAGCAATATCTGAATCACTTGTTACCTTTGTCTTATAGATCTTACTCTTATATGATTCATCTGTAAATCTACCTACTTGATATTCGTATTCTCCAGCTTCAAATGTATTGCTTAAAACAACCTTATGCGTTGTTACCCACATACCACTTGGGGTTCTCCACCTAAGTCTCTTATAGTGATCTATGAACTTGTTTATAGCTGCAGTGTTATTCTTATCACCTTGTGTTATAGATCTAACTATAGTCCATTCGGTTTGACCAACCTTTCTATATCTAAGGTACTCATCATAGTTACCAACTGATACCCAGTTAAAACATCTTGAAGCTTTATTTGTATCACCAGCTGTAGCTTTTATGCCGAATGTACATCTAACACAATTAGGTTTAAATGGATCAAATGACGTCTTATTTGTAAAGAAGTTCTTACCTTCCCATGAAGCTTTTGGAGTAAACTTCTGCTTAAGACTATCTGGATAGTAATACATTGGAACATTACCTGCAAACTATGTCTGTGTGTTCATATTTATGTATGTCCATAAAGACTTAGTCTTTCTTGCGCCATACGCCTTGTTGCCTTGCTTAGAAGGCTCAAGCATAAACCATCTTACATATACACAATCTTTAGCATTGTCTGTACTATTAACCTGGAATGTAGCATCACCCTCGTATACAGAACCTGAACCAAATCCACAGCTATCAATATAGCCTTGATATGTAAAGTTCTTGTTCCATGGGGACTTCAATTCTCCCTTATCAAGAGGATTGCCTTGCTGATCATATACCCAGTTATTTTCAATATCACCAACACATAAATAGAAGCTTGAAGCATCTTGGCTAAATCCAATTGGACTATCTCCATCCATCCATATCTAATCATATGAATTAACTTCTATGAATGCACTCTTAGTTGTATTACATCTCTATCCACGTATTAAGTATGTAGAACCAGCTTTTATAACACCATCAAGTTTAAGAGTCTTCCACTTAAAACCATTATGACCATTACCATATAGAGTTCCATCTGTATACAACAACATTAAACCATTTAGGTTAATATCGTTATTTGAACCATTTGCAAGCTCTATAAAGTTATGGCTGCATATTTGGTTGTCGTTGTTTACACCTCCACAGTATACTTCATTTATACATAATAAATGATCAACATATACTTTCCATGCAGGATCAACATTACCAACCTTTGTAATCTGAATACTTTTCTTTCTTACTGTTATCTTACCATTCTGATCAACTTGTACATTGTAAGCAGAATCTCCATCGGTAAATGTAAGATGATCAAGATGTGTAGCATATAAATCGTCTACAGATATACCGCCACCAGATCCACCAGAAGACTGTTCGCTTCCTACTACATTAAACTTACCATCTTTATACAGAACAACTTTCTTTCTATCTGTATAGTACAGAAGTTCACCGTCTATAAGATTCTACCTATTCTTACTAAAGTTAACAGCTGTATCCATCTTTATAGATATATGGTTAACTGTAGGTTCTACACCAGTTGTATTTGGCTGTGTAGGATCAGTATTAACGTTATGCTCTTCTGTTATCTCAGTAGGTCTAATAGGATCTGCTGTACGCATAATCATCTACCTTGCACTGGAGTTAGAATCTCCAGCTACAATGCCATTAAGGATCATCTTATTTATAGTACCCATATTTGAGTATATGTCCCTAATAGCCTCTTTAATCTTTAATAGCTCATCTGAATTAGAGCTATCTAAATGGACACCTTCACTGGTGTCTAACCATAGTACATCTTTTGTACTTGGCTCAACTTCGCCAACATATAAAGCATTACTTATATTAAAGTTGTTTATAATATTGCGTAATTCTTTTATAGAAGTGGAGTTACGTTCTATTCCTGTAGTATTGGCTTCTATAAGCCTACGTGCATCATTTATGATATTATCCTTACCATCTATGTAGTTCTTAAGCTTATCTATCTACGCTTTAAGATCAACATAATCAACAGATGGAGGATTACTACCACCATTACCACCAGAACTAAATCCACCCTTCAATAATATCTTCCTAATGGAATTAGCGTCTAACAGATCTCCTTCTTCAAATACTTGCCTTGTGATACTATCGCTATCACTAAACATAATAACTCTTGGAGTCTTTGGATTAAACACATTTTCCACAAGTCTGGAACCAAAAAGTTTAGATTTCTTCATGTGCTATAATTTATATAATTATACAAACAAGGAAAGGGAACTACACATTATTGTGTAATCCCCTTACCGTCGGAATTTTGCCAGTACCATTTACGACGCCATTCCGCATAGCCTTGTCACGCGTTACTCAGCTATCTCAGATCCGCTCACGGAATCCGCCGCTACCATAGTAGCATCTGTAGTAGTATTCTCAACGTCTTGAGTCTTCTCTGCAGCTGCGTCAGGCGCGCTCAACTTCTCATCGCTGGAACCATAACCACCTTCACCACGTTCTGTTTCACTAAGCTCTGCTACCTCTGTAATTGTAACTTCTGGAATAGGCATGATAATCAACTGAGCAAATCTCTCACCAACCTTGTATACAGCTGGAGCAGCATCAGTGGTAACATGCATCTTAGCGGTAATCTCACCACGATAACCAGAATCAATTACACCTACAGCATTAGTCAAAAACATAGACTTCTTAGAAATAGAAGAACGAGGGAACACTAAACCAACATGGCCTTCTGGAATTTCAACAGCCAGACCGCAATGGTATACAACAACTGTCTGACCACAATCATTTGGCTCAAGTGTAATATCAGTTGCTGTTAAGTCAAGTCCTGCGTCACCTTTGTGTGCGCGTATAGGCAATACAGCCTTCTCATCCAATCTTTTAATTTTTAGTTCCATTCGTATTTAGTTAAATTATTAAACAAATAAGTTACCGCACCAGGATTCGAACCCAGACCAAGAGGGTTAGAGCCTCCTGTACTACCCTTATACTATACGGCAATGTGTGCAGATTTTATAGATGCTGCACCATCTCGTATTAATATCAATTAAAAAATTTCAAATTTATATCTTATGTTAGAAGTTTTATTGATTAATTCATTTACTTTGATATAAATGCAAAGCAGATAATTTTAATTAAATTTTAATCATCTATTTATGAAAAAAATGTATTTTAGAAAGTTGTTACGGAGGCAGGACTCGAACCTGCGATCTTTAGGTTATGAGCCTAACGAGTTACCACTTCTCTACTCCGCGATGTTAGCTCTTTGATAGAGCTTTTGAATATAAACATTTAATCAATCCATCTTTACAGCGTGGATAATCTGTTAAATTAATTAAACTGCTTCATTTATTTTATCACAACAACAATCAGTCTCTTTGTAAGGCTTATTACGTTCTTCAATATTAGTCTTAATGTAATTAGCGATAGCATCATTTCTGAATGTTACAATCTCAGCAGCATCTTTACCTCTACTGAATACAAAAACAATATCATCTTTCTTAACATTGAATATTTTGCCATTCATTGATACTTCCATATCGTCAAGAGCTACAAATGTATCACCCATTGATAACCATACAGAAGGGATTGTTGCAAGTTCAAATACTCCGTTATTTTCTGCAATGCTATAAATAGCACCTCTAACTTCAACAGCTTTCTTCATAATTACTTATTCTTACGTGTTACCCAATTCCACAATCTCTTAATAAGAGAAGCCTTCTTAATTACAACCTGTCCGTTCTTAACCTTAAGAGACTCACCTTCCTTAAGTTCAACTGCACTAACCTTTGTAATGTTACAATCACCATTTGAGAAGTTAAGTGCTGTACCAGTGCTAAAAGCTTCATTCAAGAAGTCGTTAATAGCATCCTTCTCTACAATGTCACAATACTGTGCAAACATGTGCTTATCAATTGGTGCGCCATTGTTAATGTTACCTTCTACTGTACAGATAACAACATCATCGTATGTCTCACATTTTGAGAGGTCGATGTTAAACTTTGCGTAATCTTTCTTTGTGTACTTCATTTTGTAGTATATTCTTTTTGTTTATTATCCTTATATCTTCGCTTAAGCTTAAACTTAAATAGCTTGTTAAAAAGTATATCACTTGTATCTTCTGACTTCATTATCTATTCTGTCTATTTGAATACATGTTGACAAACTTTCTTTACAGTTTCTAAATCGTATCCTGTTTCTTTAGATATTTCTTTAGAGATAGAGTTTATATCTATCATCTGCAAACAGCTACTATATCGTAGTAATGAACTAACTTACTGTCTTTAAGCAAATCAAAATACTCACCTCTCATGTTTCTAACAAGAACAACATCACCAACATTTATTTCGTATGGCATGTTCTCTTTGTGTTCGAGAGAAAGAGGAGTTTTAATTACTACGGCTTTACGAAAATCGGATTCTACTTCTTTTACCTCAGTCTCAACCTTATCAAAGTCTACAGCTTCTACGCCGTTATCATCTTTCTTTGCAGGCTTTACATCGACTGGTTTACTAAACTCTTTCTTTACCTTAATCGGGTCCAACAGCTTAACTAAGAATGCGTCTGTGAAACTATACTCAATCTTATTAGCAATACTTTCAGCAAGCTGTGACTGATCCATCAATTTGTTATCTTCCATTACTTCTTTAACTCTCTAAGGTGGCTTAAAGCCTTAATCAAATTCTTTAAAACTGTGCCTTTCTCAACCTTCAAACAAGCTGGCTTATCATCGAAGTCACGATCAAGATTATCAAGCTCCTCATTGTAACGATTGAGCATAATATCAATCTCGTCAAATACATTTCTGAATGTATCATTCTTCTTGTAGTCAACTTCCTCAAGATAACCATCCTTAATCAACTCCTGTGCGTATACAGAATCAATCTTGAATGTAGCACTAAATGAAAACTTAGAATCGCCAGACTCTGTCTTATCAACAGAACTATCACTGTCTGTAAATACGTAAGACTTACCGTCTTCTGTTAGAGTCAACTTATCTCCAATCTCGAGATTAAAGAATGGCTCGATTACTTTTAATTCTTTCATCATAGTCGTATATTTTTGTGAAATTCGATTGCGTAACGTAAGAGTAGCTTAATTTGGTTGCAAAATTGAAATATTTTTGTAATTTGCAACTTTTGGATATATATATCCGTTATGGGGGATATAGGGGGTAGGGTGGGTGTGATATATAATATAAACTATATACAAACTATGAAGAATATAGATATATACGAAACAATATATGATGTAGATATAGCAGTATGTAACAAGAAGTGTACTAACAAAGATATAATAAATAACTTCTTAACATCTGATAGTAAAGAGATAACAGAAGAATATTTATCTGTAAAGCCTACTACAAGTGCATATACATTTAGAGCTATAAATAAACATAATAGACATACTACGTTTGTTGTAAGAATATTAAAGACATTTGGTAATAATAAATTAGAAAAAGATACTGATCTAATAAATACTATAGCTCATGAAGCTATGCATATAGTATTAGATGCATTTGATAAGATGAATGAAGTAGTTAGTGTGCATGTACAAGAACCTTATGCTTACTACATTGGATGGATATGTGAATGTATATATAAATCATACAAGAAATGAATACTATAGAATTAAATGCAATACTATACTACGCTGATTACTTATCACTTAGAACAATAAGCAAGCCAGTTACAGACAATTGTAAGTATTACTTTGTTCATAATACTCCTATAAACTCTGCATATATAGTAAATCTTGAGCCATTCTATGATAAGAATAATCTGTTCTACAAACAGGCTGAAGATGAGTATAATGAGCTTAAGAATAAGTTTGGAGAAGCTGGTGTAATGTCATTCTTAGAGAATATATCAGACCTTAAAGCTTGTGGTACTGTAGGAGCTAAACAAATGCTTAAATGCATACATAGATATAGTACAACAATAGATAGAAAGAAAGCTTTCTCAAGATATTACAGATGGCTTGACAAATAGAAATATATACAATTTGTAGAAAGTGAAAATGGCGAACAAGTAGAACAAGAATGCTCAAGGTATGTAGCTCACTCTGAAAGAATGCGCGGAAAACAAATCATTTATCAGAGCTCTGAGATGGCTTGAAAAAGAACAAAGATATAGACTTAAAAATGGATTGTACAACAAAGGAAATGATGTTTAATTTATCTTAAGAACAATGGGGAAAATAAGTAAATATAGTAATCTATACAAAGACGACACTTTGATAAGATCTGTAAACAGTAAAGGAGTTTTAGAAAAGTATACTCTAAAGGAAGTGCAAGATTTAGTAGACAAGCTTGGTACTGAGAAAGATGAGAATGGTCGTATAAAAGATCAGGAAGGATTTAACAACGCATCATATATACTTATGCAAATGTACAACGATCCTAAGTATAACGATGAAAAGGAAAACTTTATAAAGGAATTAAATGACAGATTGCGAGTTAACAAAGAAGAAGTTCGAGAAACTCTTAGAAGAGATGTCGAAAGTGAGACTAACGAATCCTCCGATACTAACAGTGAGCGCGGAGCAGTACAAGTATCTGGAGAAGATGGGGATAATAAAGGACGGGAAACTGGTGACGATGCCATCAAATTCGAGCTCGACGGACAAGAAGTTACCGTGTCTAAGACAGACATTGAAAACGACAAGGAGTTTTCTAAAGGAGCGTTCTTGAAGTCGTATGATGTGAATAGTAATAAAGAAGAGTACGTAGAATATAAGGAGAATTAACTATGCCAAAGAAAGAAGTATAGAACTATTACCTAAAGTTCACAGATTACGTAGAAGTAATATATGCTGCATACAAGGAGCCTGAAAAAGACTGGGTTCCTTGTACAGATGAAGAAGCACAATAGATTGTTAAACTAAACGCTTAGGCGTACATGATATATAAACAAGCATATGAAGCTAATAGAAAACAAAATAGAAAAGTTAGAGCAAAAGCATGATCTTCTTGGTGTTTACGAACAAATAGAGATGGCTGGTAGAACTGCATACAAATCATTAGATAAGATAGAGTATGATGAGAATGGAAGGTCTAAGACAGCTAAAGCATTTGTGGATAAGATGATAAAGCTTGGCCACGGGTCACCATTGGAACACGGAACTGTATATCTTATGCTCCCAGCACGGAGTAGCAATGTAGAAGATTATGATAATAATCAATATTCAACCTGTAAACTATGCCCATATATGGATGATTACGGAAATCCATCATTTGCTGTAACAACAAATTATAGAGTATTAGTTGAAAATGATCTACTTGATGATTTAGAGTTCTTATGCGAGCCTACAGAGTACCATGAAAAACGTACAACATTTAGATTGACATGCGCGAGAGTCCAAGCTGATTCATTTGTAAGACATAGAGTATTCTCATTCTTGATGGAGTCTACAAGATATTGTAATTATAACGATGGAAAGTTTGATGGTAAAATAACAGTAGTAGAACCAGTTGGGTGGGATGATTTTAGCGCAGTACAACAGAATTTATTCTTTGGAGCATGGAATTATTCTGAGGATAACTATATGACGTTAATTAAAACTGGTGTTAAACCTGAAGATGCAAGAGATGTACTTCCATTACAGCTTAAAACAGAACTTATAATGACAGGTACAGAATCTCAATGGGAACAATTCTTTAAGCTGAGAATATCAGATCATGCTCATCCAGATGCAAAGTATATAGCAGAACAAATAAAAGAACAACTATGAAGAATATAATTAAAACTATAAAATCTCTGTTTAAAAAGAATAAAAGCCGTTGTTGTGATGATTATGCTATTAAACTCAACATGATGTTCGGAGTAATATTTAATCGAGTTAGATTAGCTAATGCTTATAATTATAAGTACGTATTTAGCATCATTCCTCTTGATCATACTGTAATAATAAAATGTCAAACTTACAATAACGTCTCAAGCTGGATGTCTTTAAACTTAATGCACTATTGGAAATATTCAAAAGAAAATTTAACTGATTATATTGATAAAGAATTAAAAGTTTTAGCTAACGAAGTAGATAGTAGTTATAATTGTTATAAAGCAAGTAAAAATGAAAAAGATAATTAAAGCTCTGGCTCACTCATTTCATTGGGTGACTAAGAGCAATAGACCAAAGCATATTAAGTTTGGCTTCTATGCTGGTCTATGTGGAACAATATTTGCTGCAATCGGAGCAGGTTTAGCAGCAGAGTACAAAGACAAACAGTATGGGAATAAGTTTGATTGGCTTGATACTGCAGCAACTATAATCGGGGGTATGTTTGGTCAAGCAGCGCAGTTATTAATCCTATTCGGAATACTTAAACTGGTTAGATAATATGAATATTATAAGATTAATAGAGAACTCAAGAAAGCTAAATAATGAACAATTTGGCATTGTTAAGGATATGTTCAGTAGAGGTAGGTATAACTCATTTAAAGCTCTTGAGAGATTCTTAACGCTTGTAGCTGCTGGAATATTATACAGATATGCTATAGAAACATGGGATACAGATAAGCTTCAGTCTATAGCAATAGCATTGTTTGGAACACACTTATTGTTGAGAAATATAGTTCTATCAATGCTTGTATCATTAGGATTTGCTATTTCTCTAAACGGTAAACCGTATAAGCATAAAAAGGATCTTAAAGATATAACCAAGATCATGAGATCGTAACAATATAGAGCCGAGGGGATTAATTTCTTCTCGGCTTTTTTCATGCTCTAAGGGGAACCCTTTTCTTTCTTTATATATTTCTTTCTTTTAGGAGGGGTTTAGCTAAGCTTATATAGACTATATAAACTATATATACTTACTGTACCCTAATCTCTTTCTTTTGCTACTTTTCTTTCTCTATTGGATGGATTGTTTTGCAGTATAAAACAAAACTAAGCGTTTTAAGCCTCTATAAGCCCTTATAATTACTCAGGTGGATAAGTTATCCAGAACATCTATTATAACGCGTCAGAGAGCCTGTAAATAGCCTTAAATCGAATGCTGTATATTTCTCCTATAAAAAATATTTTTTATTTTATTTTTTGTTATGCAAGAAAAATTAAAGAGAGTGTATAAAAACTCGGAACTCCCCCCTGCCACTTCCCCCTACTCGTTGCAGCAAGGAAGTACCCCCGTACCCTGCCAAGAAGACAAACTCAATTAATCATCGTATTCGGCATGATACACGTTATAGCATTATGGAGCGTGTTTGTGCTTGCGATAGTAGTCACAGGTGCAGCAATGCTCCACGTGTCACGTGAAGGATAGTAGCGTGACACACACAGTCAGGTTGGTATAATATTAGTGTTTTTCTACACCGATATACACACCAGCCTGATTGTGATATTAGATGACAAATCAAACAAACAAGGATATATGAAAACCAAAACAGTTTTCTATCTTAGAGTCCAGGACTCTAAAAATAGACGCTACTGGCGCGACAGCCAGAATTACGACAGTATGGACCAGCTCTTTGCAGCATGCAAGGATTGGCTGTCAGAGCATAGATATACACCAGTTATCTTTGCTCAAAGAAAAATAGTAATCCCTGAGTAATCAGGGGTTATTATTCCTCCCAAAGAGTCATATGTAATTAAAAATAACATTCATAACAACTAAAACAAATAAATATGCTAAAAGCAGAGTTTAAGTATATGCTAATCGAAAATGGCATATACTATGTCAAAGTTATTCGCACTCCTGACTGGAGAGGCGGATATGAGCCGAAAGTTTACTTTAACTATGCGGCAGAATTCTACGAACTGCAAGACTTCGAGTACGTAGAATACGAGGGCAACCTCAATGACGCTGTTGAGAGCTATAACAAGGTTTTCGAGAGCGTGTATGACTGCGGTGTGCGTATGGTTAATTATCCATCGCTCGCACAGCTTGTAGAGGAGAAAATATATGCGCACGAATAGTGCGCATATATATCTCCCAAGAAGCCATACTATAACCCACTGCGCTCGCTTCGCTCGCGAGTCCTATTTGTTACCCAAGTTGCCAAACTCAGCTAATCATAATATTCGCCAACAAACAAATTAAACCAAGTTTGTTGTGCAAACCAGCTGTGGGTTGACAGCGTGCTACGGATGTCGGTAGTAACTATTTAAGCCTTTCCTGATATGTTAGGCAAAAGCAGTCCTGTTCGCAGGTTAGGATACTCGTGATTGGGAGTCCTGTAATCCAAAGAAGCCTAAGTCCAAATGGATATGGTGAGCAGTCAATCAATGTCAATAGCAAGGATACTAAGTACGTCTATGACCGATGCCTTGTGGTAAACCAGAGATGCAGCTACTAACTACAGAGGTACACGTGAGAAAGTATACTTCCAAGTAGATGGTAAGACACTTACGTATAACGTAAGTATTTCTGCATTTAACCTCGTGTGTAAGCTCATGAAAAAGGCTTACAACGATAACGTTGACTATAATTTCAGCATTGCGATATGATTAAAGTTTGCGTATGTGTAGTCGTGTGGCTCATTAATTGCTTAGTAGCAATAGAGACGCTACGACTATTACTTTTGTCTATAATAGACAAGAGTAACCTGCCAATACTGTTGGCTGTAGCTGTAACGCTTTACTGGCTGTTATCAACCAGTGTAAGCAGAACTAACTCCTTGACAGAACATGCTAAGGAGGCATTGGGTATGGATTATTAAGGAGAGTTAAACTCTCCTTAGTAGCCCAAGTAGCCATACTTATCCTCCATGTTCCCTCACCAAGAAGCCAAACATAGATTATTCATAGAACTCGCCAGCCAACACCGATAAGCTGTGCAACTGAACTGATTTCGGTAACCCAATAAATTGCAATTAAAATGGGAAATTTGATTAAAGGCTCTGAACTCGGAGCGTATAAGACGATTGCTATGTCAGTTGGCGTAGCATCAAAAGAGAATCGTAACGGTGTTAAATCACGCTTCCTGGTTCTCGTAGTTCGTGACGAAGATAGCGCTGCCGCTAAATCAAAACGAATCATCTTTTGGGATGAGGACGTACCAGGTTTGATCGACAAGATTAAGCCATTTACAGCTCCAAATCCTAACCCAGTCACAAAGGGTTTTGACGTAGATATGAACGCTATGAATGCAGCAGAAAACGCTGCAGACTTCGCTGATTACCTCCGTTTCCCAGGCATGATTGAAGAGCAATATGAGCTTTCAAAAGGCCCATGTTATGCTAACGACGCAGACGGAAATCGCATTCTCGATGCTGCTGGTAACCCTGTTGTAAGAAGCACTATTTCTGTTCTTACTCAGGTGAAATTCATCATGCCTGATGGCTCAATGAAGTACTTCAGCGGTATGGATCCATACAGCACTGGCGCTCGCATGGAATCACGTTTCTGGCGTGAGGCTGTGAACGCTACAAGTGCGCAGAGTGAGGGTGTTGTGGGGGCTCCCGACATCCCTGAGAATCCTGCACCTCAGGCTCCGCCTACATCGCCATTCTAAGTTAATATATAGCCTTTCTCGTAAGAGAGGGGCTATATAGCTCGCAACAAAAATCTATTTTCCTGTCTGTTGCAGCACAACCAATATTCTCAAAAGGGAGAGTATATAACACGTATAAGTGATTTCGATTATCACATATTGGACAAACTGTAGGGTAGCTCCCTATTCTTAGCTAAGGCAAACTAAGAGCACATATTGATCGTGTGTAGCAAATCCACATAACAACTGTATTGCGGCAGTCGGTATGGATGGGACATAGGTAGTATAATCAAGTGCCTATGCAAGTATTACTATTTTCCAGGACGGCACACCCTCCTGCGAAAAGTAGATAATCAGATTCAAATACAATGCCAAGAAATTGTTTGAATCCCTATACAATTGAAACCAGTCTTGGCTGGGAGTAGAATCGCAAATCTACTCTAATTTACTATGGGTTGAAAATCCCTGGGCCCTGTATACAATACACCTGCCCTAAAATCCATCACATATCTTGTGCCTTGACGTGGCGTGGTGGCTTTAAACAGAACAAGATTTAAAATTAAAAAGTTATGGGAAAAATTAAAGATCCAGAAAACCAACTCTCAAGAATACTGAGTGTGGTTATTGCGTTCTTCATAGGAACGTTATTTGTGTTTGTAATATTAGGCATTAGTAAATGTCATGTTATAGACGATTTAGAGTATGCTAACTATAAGACTCTCGAATATAAAGAGAACTTATGTAATGCATACTACAACTATTTCAACAATGCTGAAGCTATGTTGGATAGTGTGAAGATTGAAGATTCTCCTTATATCGAGACAGATAAAGGTTCTGAATATCTCAACAGTGTAAAAGTTGTTAAAGATTTACAGGATCAAGAGGAGAATTGCGATAAGTACTAACAGAAAGCTGCCAGCTGTAAAGAGGTAGCATTATCCATTTGCATAAAAAACATGGTGGGAAAGTTTCTGCATTGCAGTTTTAGACCCACCGTTTTGTTGTCAGCACCTGTGTGAATAATAGTAACACTTATAGGAACTGTCTGGAGTGCTCACGAAAGTGAGAATATGCACATTAAATTAAATCCTTGTGCAAGGTAAATGTATGGAAGATTTCATTATCTTTTCAAACACATGTGGTGGTCGTACATTAGTACGTAAATCAGCAGTAGTATCTGTACACGAAGATGATGTAGAAGGAGAAATAAACGTATCAACAAACGATGCGGATTTCATGACTTCTGAATCATTTGATTCTATTATCTCAAAACTCACAAAGTAATGGGACAGAGTAATTACGAAGAGTTCTTGAAGGCAGCTGATGCAGCCGCAAGAAAGGTGCATAAGTCAAACGCTAAGCACCAGGTAATCAATCATGTATGGAGTTCTGAAAAGAACAAATACGTGAAAGTAAAGCGTTATCGTGCAAAGTCAGCAATGACAAAGCGTGAAGAGCGTGAGTTCTTTGGTCATCCATTCACATTCAAGAAGAGCATTGTGTTGATCAACAAGGGAGATATAACTATGCTATTTGATAAAAATTGGCAACTTTGTGATATTCTACCTTTGAATGACGACGCAAAGGAATTCCTTGATGCTCATCGTGGTCAACCTTATCAATTCTTTGTAAATGATTAGGTTATCATATGACGAATCTCTCGCTTTCAAGAAGATGGGATTTAAAGAAAACACAGATTGGTATTTTGTAAAAAAGAGACCAATTGAATCTCATCATTCATATAATTGGAATAAGAGCGGAGATAGTTTTGTGGCTATGCTAAATGTATACCAAGCAGTTGATTTCTTATCAATTAAAAAGGGAATATATATTAGCATATCAGTTCATACAAATCCTGAAATAAGGAAAGTTGAACTAATGACTACTGTGACGTATACAAGGGATGGTTATATAACATGTCAAAATGAACTTGGCAATCGTTATACAACCATAGAAACAGCCTTGTATGCTGGTGTGAAAAATGTTCTGGAAACTTTAAACAAGCTTTAATATGATTAAGCAAAAGGTAACAGAATATACCTCTCATTTCTTAGTAGAAACAAGATTAACTTTTACTAAGAAAGAAGCAAAAGCTTTTGATTTAGATAAAAATCTAAAAAAGAAAGTAAATGCTGTAATTAATCGCTATAAGCGAGAGAATATGACAAGGAGAAATTATACTACACTATTATTTGCAGTTAGAGACATAAAAGATCTATCTGTAACATATCCATGTGGTGTAATATTTCATGTTTATTACAACATTGCTTATCTTGATAGAAAACATATCATCCTGAATAAACAAAAAGCTTTTGCTGAAGAAGTAAAAGCAAAAATCAAAGCAAGTATAGATGCTTAGTTCTATACAAAGTAACAAAACTTAAACATTTATCAAAAATGAACATTTTAAAAACAACTCCAAAAGGCGTAGTAATTGAGACAAAGATTGGAATTAATCCAGATTTATCAGAGAAGTTATCTAACTGTGGTTCTTACCACATGAAAGCAATCAAGAAGCAGTGCGATAAGATCGCAAGCTGGGAGATTGTGGATAACGACATCACAAAGGATGAAGATTTCCCAAAGATGGTGAAAGTAACATCTGTTCCATTCAATGAAGTAGACGCCGACTGTGTTAGTACATTTGTAAAGACACAGGAGAATCTTGTAGAAACTATTCTTAAGGTAGAGTCTATGAGTTTAGTAATCGACAGAGCGGTTGATTGCGTTAATCGTGTATTCAAGGCAATGCTCGATACGTCTTTTACACCAGACGAGTATGCAGAAAACTAAGGTCCATATAAAAAACCAACAGCATCAACAGCGGAAAGACAAATCCGCTGTAGATGAGGTTGGGAATAAGAGATTTCGGTTATTCTTCAAGTCTGGTGGAGCAAGTATTCTTGTAGCTAAAGGATTAACAAAGAATGAGGTTTATATTCTAACTAAACAGTTTGAAAATAACCTCAAAAACTACGATTCTAAGCTTGAAGGAGTTTGGTTAAGCGTAAAATAAAGCAAATGTAAGTGCTTGTCTTACATAACATTTAAAACATTATCAAAATGATTCCAAGTTACAATAAACCAAGTAACAATGATGGATTTGAGAAAATCTTATTCATCTTATTTATAGCCATGCTGTTCTTCGGCATTGCTGTAAAGTGTAGTGCACAGAAAGTGCAACAGAAAGCTGTGTATGACACAGTAATGTGTGATCAGGCTTGTATTCAGAAGTATGTACAAATTCCTAACGAAAAGACAGGGAAAGTGCGTATCTTTGCTGTATACAAAGATTCTAAGCACAATGTGAATGAGCTTATCAACGTGTCAGAAAGTACATATGACTACATTCAGACATGTAAAACCTACGGGATTCCTGCCCAATTAGGTATTAAGCTCAGAAACGGTGCTATCCAGAGTATTATTCGCATTAAGACACTAATAACTGTTAGGCGATGAACGACGGAATAAAGAAAGGTGTAGTGGTGTACCGTAAGAATAGATACGGTCACCTCTACAACGTGTTCCTTGTAGAAGGAACAAGAGGGAGTACTATCTTATGTAAAAATAAGTTAGGAAAGCGAACAACATTAGAAAGAGATGATTTTTATCCAGTAAAAGTTCCAAGTTTGAGAATATCAAAGGAAGAAATGGATAAAGTTATAGCTGGTGTTAGAGTCTTTAATCACAATATTACACAATCATGGATTGATGTAGTTGAAGGATTTAAAGAAAAACAATTTGAAATTATAAGGCTAACACATGCTAATAGAAAAGTGTATGTAATGTTAGAATCCATTAACAGATCTGTTAAGAATAAGATTGTGAAAGAAAGCGCAAATGGAACTCTAGCTAAACAAATCTTTTCTATTAGATGCGCTATTTGGGACAGAATGTTTGAATGAAAATTCCAAAACCAGGCCAATTTTGCACTATAAACAATGTAGTTTACAGGGCTTATAAGGCAAAAGATGGTTGTAAAGGATGCGCTTTCAACAATCTGTTCTCCTGTTTAGGTATAATAGATGGGAAAACTGGTAGAGCTAAAATGGATTGTAAGTATAGTCATATAATATTCAAGAAAGTATGAAGTTGAATAAACTGTCAGCAACTATAAGAATCGTCGTTTCAATGTTAATTTTGTGTTCGATAGAAAATGGCACGATTGTAAGCAGATATAATACTGTTTTAATCATACTATGTTTTATCGAATTAGTGATGGGCACTTGTTATCTTGTAATAATGTTAAGTGTCAAAGAATAATCCCAAAGTGTAGAGTGTTGGTATCAAACTAACGCTCTACATGTACATTTAATGCAACCTACGCCTCCGAAGTACAAGGAGAGTACGACTGGTCCCAAGTCCAGGATGAAAGATGCAGAGGGGATGTACATTTAAGTGCACGCTTATCAAGAGCGCGATGCTGAGTCTCGAATACTCCGTGCACTACAAGAACTTTTTGTTTTATATTTAAGTTGTTATTATATTCGATTAAATGAGTGTTGTGAAACACGCTTTACTTTGGTTTGGAATGTCATAATTGAAGTTATTAAATTAGCTAAATGGTAATAGCGATTATCAAACAACACACTTGCTTGTGAAAGTAGGTGTGAAATGGCTTTATAGCTCAATTGATAGAGCGCAACACTGATAAGGTTGAGATTTGGGTTTGACTCCCTTTAAAGCCACAGTATTATCCTAACTATACTTTCATAAATAGTAGTGACTATTTAATATCTTTAAGTTTTAGTTGTTATTAATGTTTAGTGCGCGGTTCGTGAGAATAGCGCATCATGGCCTATTCGTCTATCGGTTAGGACACAAGATTTTCATTCTTGTAAGAGCGGTTCGACTCCGCTATAGGCTACGAAAGTTTTTTCCAAGTTCTTTAAAAACTGGGCAATTAATTTATGTTAAATCCAATAAACATTATCAAAATGGAAAAATGGATTAAAGGGTTTTTGACAGCATCATTTATGCTGTTTGTAGCTGCCCTTGGATTAACTTCCTTAACAAGCTGCGGTCATGAGAGTGGTAACAGGAAAATCAAGAATTCAGATTCTGCTTTTGTGGTTGGAATTGTTGATAAGTACTGCCATCCAGAGATGTCTTCTGTTGATGAGGCTGTAATGCTTCAACGTCAGATGTCAATGGATGCTGATTATGAACATGTGTTTATCAACATGCCTACAAAAACATTAGAAGCTGTAGTTCATGTAATGACACATAAGAATAACACATCCACATTTACGATCAAGGATATTGCTCAAGAGTATCTATCAAGTCAGAAAGTATATGACAATCTACCTGATGATGAGCAAGAACCCGATGTGGTCTCGAAACCAAAGTTGCTCGATGAACCTGATAGTATAGGAGGAAAATAACATGGATGTAAGAGCAGTAGTTATTCTTTATGAAGGAATCAAGGTTCCTGAAAAAATGTTGATCAAACTTGTTCAGATTCTCCGTAAAGAGAAAATAGCAAGCGAACGTGACATCACTATCTCAGAGCTTAATCAGGACGACATCACAAAGACTTTAGTAAAAGCTAAAGCCGCAGAGTCTATTACATTCAAACATGTATTAGAGAAAGATCCTACTGAGCAAGCTATGATCTACCTGAAAGGTTATTTCGGTGAAGAAGTATGGATTAATCCAGTACTATTCGGAGTTAACCTTATGGGTGTAAAACACAACCTTACAGAAGAAGGAAAAACCGCTCTACGCATATTGTGTAGAGATAACATCTCTTCAGATGTTGCTATGAAGTACAATTTTACACAAGCTCACCTGACAGCCATTAAGGCAGTCGTAACATCAATGTAATGAAACACTATGATGATCACCATATGGTGGTAGAGAAAGAGAGTAAAAGAACAGAACGTGCAAGACATATTAATGCAAGACCATACAAACGTTCTAAGTACAAACATAAAAACTACGAAGAAGATGTATAAGGTAGAACTTTGGAGCCGTAATTCTCATGGCAACAAAAAAGACCTGATTTCAACATCTTTGTATCCTACAAAGGAAGAAGCTGATGCTGCGAGAATAGTCTTAATAAGACTATCTCGTGGCAGAACATTCGTCCCGATAGATGCAGAGTGTGTGAAGTTGGGCAGGCCAGAAGTGGCTATTTTCAACGAAACTAACTATATTGTTTGTTAGAATCGTTTAACATAATATTAATTTTTAAAATCATTATCAAAATGGCAAAAGAAACAAAGAAACCAGCAAGTGAAGTAGTAACAGTTACAGAAGAGAATGTGTTGGACCAGATTAAGAACGGCAACCTCTTGAAGGAAACTAACGTCAAAGCAGCTCTCGAGGAGATTGAGAAGCAGAAGGACGAGAAGCAGAAGAAAGAGGCAATGAACATGATCTGTGTTGCTAAGTATCAGAACAGTAAGGCCCTTCTTGAGCTTCGTGCACGTCGTCGCGAAGAGAAGAATACCAAAGAGTTCCTCACTGAGACAAAGAACATTCTTGACGAAGTACTTGGTGGTAAGATTACTCCTACAGATTACAACAAGAAGCGTGACGATCTACGCGAAGAGTTCCGTAAGAAGAACCGCGAGAGCGACAAACAGCTTTCTGAGGAAATGCAGGAGCTGCGAGAGAGCTTTGAAGGCCGCTGGCAGTATTGGTGGGATTAATAATCCTACGAGTGCACAATTAGCGTTGAGTTAGCAGAGTCTTAGAACCAGCCTAACACGGAGACTACGGATAGTTTAAAGAAATTGGCCCTACATGGGCGTAGTTAAGAAAACACCATTCAGTGAATTAACACTGACACAAGAACCTTTGAGTCATGTGCAACGCAAACAGCGAGGACACGCTGTATAATATGTCCAGTTATGATCAAACAATTACAGTATGCGAACCATCGAGTCGGTGCTCCTATAAGGAATCCTCATTGGCGAGGTAAGTAGACACTGTACTGTGTATCAAGAATTAGATACATGCGAATTATACGAGAGTCTTGAACCAGTTATATGAAACATATTTGTAAAAAGCTTATAAATGCGTTTTAAAGCGTTTAAACAAGTCAAGTGGATTAGCTACCCACAAGATGCGTTAGAACGCCTCAGAACGCACGTAAATGGCTTTATTCAGGATCTTTAGGATTGATCACCTAAGGATTCACTAAGAAAGAAAGCATATCCGTATGAGGTATACGACCAAGACGCGGGTTCGACTCCCGCCAGCTCCACTATAAGAAATAGAGAGGAGGAGAATCTTGTGAGAGGACTCTTAATAGAGCAGCACGTAGATCAACCCTCCTACCATGGGGCTGTATGGTTTTGATTGGCGTGGAAGTAAATACACCTATTCAGTTAGGAAGGATACTGTATAAATTCAAATGGCAACTTTAACGTTGTTGACTATACTTGCGTAGCGTAAGTAATAAGTCAGGTGGATGCGATAACCTACCAAAGTGGTTTAGATTCGGGAGAGACAGGCAACATAATATTAACATATTTTGTACTACTTTAATTGTGGGTTCGATTCCCACCTCTCCCACGATTATGAAGACAGGATATAAAGAGATGCTCCGTAACAGGTTACCTGATTACGTTGATTTAGCACTAAAATGGTGTAAAGTCAAAGAGCTTTGGATTAACAATGTCTATGATTCTCAGATAAATATATACGCAGATAAACAAGAACGTTATAATGCTACTCGCATAGCTCTTGGATTATCATCAAAAGAGCGTATATTTAAATTTGAGGATAGTATAGATTGGGTTTGGATTTCTGAAGAAGAAAAAGAAAGATTAAAACCAGCTATAGGTTGGATTAACTTCTTTAAAGCCACCTTTCCGTACATTGAAAATAAATGGAAAGTAAATCTCTCGTTAGGTAAAACGGAACAGGAGTTCATTGATGAACTGTCTTCTGGATACCTAAAAACAGTTAATGATTCTGTAAAGAATAAGTTAGCAGTTTTTATTACTAATTATTTGAAAAAATGATTATGTATTTTCCACGTACCAAAAAGATTTATCTCGCTGAATATGTAGGGTGGGATTGGAAAGTTGTTTGTTATAAAGAAGGATGTTATAATTTTGCATACAAATGGAATGTTATAATACCTTCTAAATTTCATCATTTGATGAAAAACGACGATATTGTAAATCTGTTAGGTTGGATTCATGAAAACATCGTAATGAAATTAGAAGATTTAACGTATATTACACTTAATGTATTGATACGAATATCAACGGGTCTTTTGAACAAATGCGATATTGACAAGGATACAAAAATAGAGTTACATGATACAATCGTTTCTCAATTGAGAAATAGAAAATCCTACTTAATTAGTGAAGATTTACCTTTTTAGCTATAGATCATTGGGTTGGTCTATAGCTCCTAATTGTGGTCAAGCTATATCCACGATGCGAGTGACACGCTTATAAATAGCTCTATTTGTTTTGAAAAATCCACGTATTACCCCAGAGGAGGTGGAGATTATCAAAAGCGCGCAAGCTGGTAATATATCAGCTTTTAATAAACTTTTTCATCGCTACAAGGGATTTGTTGATACAGTCCTATATTACTATATTAAAGATATGGATGAAGCGAAGGACATAACCAACATTGTGTTCTTAAAAGTTTATGAAAAACTCTCTCAATTCACAGACTATGACTCATTTGGAGGATGGCTGAGAATTTTAACAAACCGTACAGCAATTGATTACTTACGTAGTGTCAAGAACCACGCGAAACCTGTAGGAGAAGAAAGTGAAAGACTATCGCTTGCCTCTTCTATATCTTCCGATGAAGATGATCTTGTCAATCGTCTTGCATACGAAAGAGTACTCGAAGAATTTAACAAATTCCCTGCTCATATGAAGCAGATTCTTGAGTTATTCTACGTGAATAATATGACTGTTGTACAAATTAGTGAAGCTTTGAGAATCCCCACTGGAACTATTAAGTCGATTTTATCAAGGACTCGAAAGCAAATCAAAAAATCGTTTAATCAAAATTAAAAAATGGACTTACTTTGGTTTTTCATTGGAATCCTTATTATCTTTTGTATCGGTCGATACAATGAGAGTAATAAGTTGTTTTGGATACTGTTAATATCATTTGTTGGTAGTTTTACAGTAGCTACAATCATTACGAAAGTGACATCGTATGATTCTAATGAAGCTAAGAAGAAGGAGGTTCAGGTATGTAATCCCACGCAGGCGTCAAATAACGCATCAGGAATATTCCTTTTGGCAGATGCTATGTTAGGAGACACACAAAGCGTACAGCTAAAACCTGCGAGTCAGGAAACGTACATGCCTGAATTACTTTCAATTGGCTTCAATAGTCCGCTTATTAATAGCGGAATAGTTTACTCACTTCTAAAACCACCACAACTATGTTACCATATTTCGACACTTCATGACATGTCATGAATTAACAAAACAGCATTCAATTAATTAACGTGAATTTTTCACAAGTAAATAACTTTTAAATCATTATCAAAATGAGTAAGAAGAATAAAGGCGCAAAGCCACAGTCAAAGTCAGCTAACAAGGCTGCAAACGCAGCTCCTCAGGTAGAAGCTCCAACAGTGGAGACTAAGAAAGAGGAGAAGGTAGAAGAGCCTAAAGTAGAAGAGGTTCAGACATCTGCTAACCCAATGAGCGAATTCACAGAGGAGGTAAAGAAGGCTACAGCACGTGGACTCGATCCAAACCGTACAGTAGACTTACTTAATCTCAGCCACTCTTATTTCCACGACCCAGATGCTGCAGCAGAGCGTTATGGAATCAAGAGAGAAGTAGCTCTTAAGATGGATCAGTGTACAGCTATTGGTGTTATGACTATGTTTGCTCAGGAAGTAGCTCTTGCTGACACCCCATGGTCTCGTACAATGCGTCCAGCAGTATTGGAGAGCATGGCAGAAGTTGCGAAGGAGATTGGTGTAACAATCAACCTCAAGTCATTACCAGCTCCTGACAAGGATGGTAACGTAACTATTACCCAAGAGAACGTGAAAGTCTCTGCGGAAACTAAGAAGAAGCTTAAGGAGGAGAAGGAACTCCTTGAGGAGAAGCCAGAATTGGATGTTAATAAGATTGAGAATAAGATGCAGCTCCGCAAGAGCCTTCTTATCTTCTTGTCTGAGCGCAAGGATTATCTTGAGAACATTCAGAAGGCTATCAGTCTTTATGCAGCATATCTGGAAAAGGAGAAAGCCGACGCCACCAAGGGCATGACTCGTATTCAGCTGTTGCATAACCTTATCGAGCTTGTTGGAGAGGCTCCGATTGTAATGAATGGAATTGGTTCCTTTCTTTACACCGTTACCGCTACAACAAAGTCTCCAGTACCAGCCTTCTGTCACCTCAAGAACACGGTTACAGATCGCACCACAGGAAACTGTGAGTATGACAATCACTTTATAGCTGATGTTGTACGCGAGCTTGTAATCTGGAAGGCTAACATTTACAGAGCTGCAAATGAGAAGTCAATTGAGGCTGTAAAGAAGAATCTCGAGGTGCTCAAGAAAGACGCTAAGAAGAATGGACAGGCTATTAAGGATCAGGAGGAACGTCTTGAGACACTTAAGAACGGTGACAAGGTATTTGATGCAACAATCGCATGCGTCACAGAGCCATCTGCAGATCCAATCGAGTCTTTCTTGCAGAAACGCGCAGAGAAGGATCAGGTAGCAATAAAGATGTTCAGATCTCTTTCTGAGAGTCTTTATCGTGGCACTGATCTTAAGGGAGTTAAGACAGACAGCTTGCTCGCAAACATGAAGATGCAGGCTGGAGTAATAACAAACATGTTCCGTGATCCTAACATGCAGTTTGTAAACTATAAGGAGTCTGAGATTCCTGAACTGCAGTTCATGAAGGAAGGCGAAGCTGAAGAGCCTAAGGAGGAGCCTAAAGAGGCACCAAAAGAGGAATCTAAGGAAGAACCTAAGACGGAAGGTGAGCCAGAAGAGACAGAAGAGTCAAAAAACTAATTCAGACTGCCAAAGAAAAGATTCGCGAAGTTGGTAGTCGTATTGGTAAGGCTTACAAAGTCTTGAAAGGCGAGTAAATCTATCAAAGATGAAAAAGTTAACAACATTTCTCTGCAGTATGGCATTCGCTCTTAGTGGCGTGTGCCTTGCTGTGAGCAAATCAGGACCACCGCCATTACCTGGAAATATGGTGGTGCATGCGGAGCCGATGAAACCAATACCAGCTCCGTTTTTCTTGAATCAGAGTAACACTGAGAAAGAAGCTAAAAAGGACACTGTGTTTACACAAGTTGTAAAACACGATACAGTCCAAGTAACTAACACAAAATTCAAGTACGTTGTAAAGGTTCGTACTGAAGCTAAAGCTGAGACTCCGTATCTCCCAGCATTTAGTATAACAATACCGAAGGGGAGTTGGGAAACCTCCCATGATTCTACAAATGTAGTATCAGAATAAAAGAACCGAGTGTATACCGTATATAGTCGGCGCTCCTGTATATTATAAGCTATGCGCTTAGTATGCAGGAGCAGCACATTAGTTCCATATAAGGTCTCATTAGCCTTAGGAACGAATTAACTTGATCCGAAAATATGTTAGCGCTCTCAAAGCGTGAGAAACCCAAAAGATAGGATGGAAGACATTTAAGCGTGAAAAACTTATTTGTATTAGGGATAGCGTCGTATCAAACCCTATTCATATTGAAGTGAGAACCGTCTGGCGATGGATATATGAGAACCGCGCGTAAGTTGTGAGTTGACAATCACACAGAATTGATGCCGTATCGGAAATGTATACTATGATACTATGTATATAAGAACGTTACACGAGATGAAACTATAATAAGAAACCCCGAAGAATATAGTACATGGTATGGCTATATGAAGGCAAGGCCAAATCTATTATAGAAGTATCTACTAAAACCCAGCTCAGTGTTCCTCTACCACCAAAGTAGAGTATGAAGGAGTGAAAAAATGTATGGAGTATAACAATATCGTGAAAGGGATAATACCCACGAAGTATACCGTAACTATGCTGGCTATGTAAAACCCGACTGTTCGATTCAGTCACCTTTTGGGTCACCTTAGGGTCCAGGGACGGGGTAAAACGCCTGATATATGAAGAAGTACGTCCGCCAGGCTTTGGTCGTTTATGCGGGATATAAAAGTAAAATGACCAGCAGGTTGGGCAATACCTGAATGCAGAAATGCTACGCGAAACGAGGCCGCGGTCAAAGTCTGATTTGAGTGTACACAGCTCTTTGGGTGGAGTGAAGATATAAGTGGTACATTGGGAGTGTCGATAAAAACGATTCTCCAATGCGATGATAACGTTACAATCATGGTAGCCGCACTCAGAGGCGATACTGGGAAACTTTATTTAGGTAGACCTGATTCCGAATGCCATATTACCAATGGTAATGAAAGATCCGTCAACCTTCAATAACTACAAGTATTAGTGCTTTGCATTATATTTACAATATTATATAGTCTCTACAGAGTAGTAAGCTGGTATATTATATATGAGTAAGTGTATAGCTTTAGATAAGTATTAAGAAAAGAGAGTTAGAGAGAAAACAAACATGTTTAACAAAAATGGATGTCTCCCGATAGATATACCCCTTTCGTTGTAAGAAAGAAATTGAGTCGGAAATCCGAGTGCCAACCGTAACTTTGAAAAAAATTATGCAGAATAAACTATACGATTCCGTCTCGAGCTTGAGTCGCCGAACGTAACTACTAATAGGTAGCAACGGACGGTATTGAAGCAGGACAGCAAATCCTTATAGATTTATAGAGCAGTTATCAGTAAACTGATGGGCAGCAACAGAACTTAAGTACGTCCTTGTAATAAGGATAGGGAGTTAGTGACTCATTAATACATCCTGTCTCGGTGTATTAAAAAGGAATGTTGTGGGTGACAAGGGTAATGATAGGGTTAAATTCCCGAGTGTTCGTGCACTGTCTCGAAGAAATGAGAGATTAAAAACAAATGAGGAAGCATATCCAATAGTAAAAACAGCCGTAGTATCTGTGATCCCCCTGAAGGTGAGATAGTTCGATAAAGAAACGTAAATTATGTATCCCACGTATAAGATTGGATACTAACATAAGAGATAATCTGTGGTGAATTAACAATCATCGGTAGTTACTTTTAAGTATGTGGAAAGTACGAGAAGAAATTACCAAAGTTTTTGTGGGTCAATCGTATGTGGAAACTTACATCTGTATCTCAGCACTGTAACCCTCCGCGAATCCTGAATCATCAGAGACTTTGACGGATACAGAACAGTATACTTCACATATTGTTTATTAGAATTAAACAATGAATTACATAAATCATTGCACTTGATTGTGCACATTCAACATTCAAAGCTTAAGATAGCAATTTTAATGATGGGCTAAGTTAATCCTACCGTTGGATTCCCGTTACATGAGTTGAGCTTCACTTAGAGGAATATAGAAATGTAACAGTTAGAATTGGAAGCGTGCTTCCCATTAGCACAGCAATTGAAGTTGATTTTTTCACAGCATTCAGACCCAATGAGGCAGTAATGTTTTATTTTATAAAGCTGTATTTCAGCGTAAAACTTTATTATTAATTTCATCGTTGGTTTATCAAAAACGATGTCAAAAAGGATGAAAAATTATGGAAACTGTAAAAGCATCAGTAGTAGCAAACAATCGTAAGTCACTCTCAATCGTAGGCCAGAACTTTGGCTGTCAGTATTATCGCCCAGAGGCACGTCAGAACGCTGTTAACTTCGACGAGAAGAAGCGTAAGATCGAGCAGGATGGCAATGTTGAGCTCACAACGAATCGCGCAACAAAGCGTTATCTCGTTAAGGGTTATGACGTAGTGAGCATTCAGCTCGGTAACGACATTACTGGTTCTCCAGTAGTATTCATCAACAAGGACGATCAGGCAAGTGAGGTAGCAATGCCAATCTCTCCAGATTTGTCTAAGGTTGGTAAGGTAACAGAGGATGCTGTATCTAAGGCTCTTCGCGGTGACAAGAACATCATCTTCTCTGACGTAGAGAAGTTGGTTATGCAGTGTAATGCTGCAAATCAGGCTGAAATCAGCCGTATTGAGGAGCTTAAGGCTAACCTCGATAAGGAGTTGCAGTCTCTTCAGAATGCAATTGCTGGTAACATCAAGAAGCTCGATGATTACAATCACGAGATGGCTGCAAGCACTAACGCTGCAGAAGGTGTAACCGTAACAATCACAGAGGACTAAACATATGGAAAAGCTTGTATCTGATGCAAGCAAACTGTTAATGCAAGTCCTAATGACTGATTCCAAAGTGTCTGTAAAGATACTTGACAACGCAAATGATGCGGAAAAGTACAAGATTTGTACAATCCAAGATAATGGTACTATTGTTCTTGGAAAAACATCTGTGCGTTGGTGGAATCAGTTGTTAGGCTGTCAGGACAAAATTCCATTTGATAGTTTTGCTTTGAAAGTGTGGGACGCATTGGTAGATTTATCAAGCGGCCTAAACAATAAAGCTATTCTCAATGGTTTATCTATTGAAGTAGTAAAGAAGTCTGTCCGTACAAAGGACTACGACTATGTTGTCCGTCGATTATATGATTGCTGGGCACATGTGGCTCAGAAGAGCGAAGGATACCAAAAGGCTCTGTCTCCCGAGGGAGGCCCGGGTTCGGCCCAAGACTGTCCTGGTGGTACTTTCGCGTCCGACAAGCCACGTGAAATAGTAATCAACATCAACGGTACTAAGAAAACAATTCCTTTCATAGATAGTAATGGTGATCCACTGAATATAGGATTGGATTACGGATTTCTTGGATTTCGTAACTTGTAAGTGATATATCTGAGGATATAGAAGCATAATCCCGAGGGAAAATGCTTCATAACAAGCAGTTAAGAAAGAAAAGAATGAAGTATGATGATTCTAAATTCGGATTATCGTTACTTGGTTATTTACAGTTATCCATTTCCCCGAGGGGATTGGGGCGTGCTTCCTGCGGGAGGTACGCCTCGCGGATTAACTTTAAGTAAACTTGGTTCGATTCCAAGCTATGAACAAGTGTAGGTAAATGATCTCTCGAATTCATATTTTTTGAAGTTTAATTTTAATCAAAATCTAATTATGAGTAAGAATAAATCAATTGAATTGAATTCAGCAAAGATCATCAATATCCGTAAGAATCTTGATATGACAATCAACAAGTATTGGAAGATCATTCGTGCGGAAAACGTAATGGCTAAGAAGGCTATTGCGGCAGGCCAGGGTTCTGGCTATGACCTCAAGGGTTTGTACAATGAAATTACACAGATGAGTGAGAAGCGTATTATCATTAAGGGTATGCTTATGTTGCTCAACATGGGTATTACAGAGTTCAACTATGAGGAGTTTAAGAAGACCAATAACTATGCTATTTTTGCAGCTGGTGAAGCTAAGGAGGCTATCGCTCAGCTTAAGATGATTCCTACCATTAATCCTTCTGAGAAGGCATCTAAGGGTAAGAAGCACATGGGTAAGACTGAGTCTTTTACCTCAGCAAAGATTGCATCTCTCGTTAAGGAGAGTCAGTTGAAGGCAAATAAGTTTGACGCTAAGCTCAAGGAGTTTAACGACAATACTAACATAACATGTACTGATGATATTGCAGAAAAGTTCTCTATGGACTTAGCAGTATAATATCGGCACAAGTATATGGTGTACAAGGACCAGCATTATGCGACAGTTCGAGGCTGTCTATACTTTCATTTTAAGGCCATTTAGAGGCCTTCTAAGGCGTTTAAATATATTTCCAGGACAATTCATCGCAGAGATGAAAATAACGTCTTAGAACGTAACTATTTAAATCATTATCAAAATGGAGAAGAATTTGCAACCAAATATATTAGACCCAATCGTTATATATAACACAGTAAAGAACAATCGTAAAGCATACTTGAAATCTCATTTCAGTATACGTTCAAAGAAACTACCTTGGTACATGCTTACTAAAGGTAAGTGTAAGAACTATGAAGAGCGTATGAAGAGTTGGGGCGCTTGTGTAGATTACTACAAAGTTCCATCAGAAACTAAAGTTATGAGTGAACGAGTTGTTATCAAACGTATTGGAAGTGCAAACTTTATGGAGCGATTAGCTCAGCATAAACTTGTAAAGTGGGTACGTAAACACCCAGCACCATGTGATGAAATGGATTTGTTTAAGAACGAATTCCTTGAACCATGGAAAGAAGAGCGAGATAAAGCTCTTGAACATTTTCGAGATGTCGTAGTTTCGATATATGACAAAACAGTATTACCGTTTGACAGGAAAAAGGCATTGATTGTGCCTATGATTGATATGGGCGGAGGAATCCGAACGTATCCAAACATGGATCCATTAACTATTGGTTATCCGTTGTGTAAGTTCGCTGGAAAACGGTTCGTTAAGAAAGATACTGTAGCAGACGTATGTAGAGAAGCACTTAAAGATGTATCCAAGTCAGGATACAAATGTAAGTCAGTTGATTATACATACGAACGCAAGGTGTTGCTTAGTATAGCAGCATAACAGTGCTGGTGGTGACACTTTTCGTCCCACCAACACTTTAAAATGGTAGGTTAACTCAGTAGGCCAGAGTACTGTATTAACAATTCAGCGGTCGTGAGGTTCGAATCCCACACCTACCACAATATTAACTTAGAGTCTTTGAACCATGTTTATACGAAAACTTAAAGTCGTTACGTACGACATAGAGATTTTCCCAAACTGTTTTCATTGTACATGTAAAGACACAGAAACACAAGAGTTATTACTTTTTGAAATATCTAATAGAAAGAATCAGCTAACAGAGTTAGTTGATTTTTTCGTTTCTAAAGACATAATCTTTTGTGGCTATAACAACAAACATTATGACGACGTGGTTATAAACTATATTATAGATCTTCAAAGACAATTGAGTCATAGAACCAGTCAAGAAGCCTGTAGGTCGTTATATAAGCTGTCTAAGTGTATAATAGAATCAGAAGATGGAGATATAGACAAGTTTAAGAGATGGAAGTATCTAAATACATTCAAATCTATGGACTTGTTAACTATGCAATTTAGTTCAAAGTTAAGAGTAGGTCTTAAAGAAATGCAATTAACTATGCACTATAAAAACGTTCAGGAATATTCAGGTTCATTTGATTTACCAATCGAAGACTCTGATATTGACGAAATGATTGCATATAATATAAACGATGTTGAATCTACTACAGATCTATTAGATAGACTTGAAGAAGACATAAAACTTCGTTTGTATATTGAAGGCGAATATGGAATTCAATGTTTGTCTTTCGATGGAGTAAAAATTGGAGAATCCATCCTTGCTAAACTTTACTGTGAGAAAACAGGCGCAGATATAAAAGAACTCAAAAAAAATCAAATGCCAGTTGATGACATAAAGTTAAAGGATGTGATTTTCCCTTTTATACAATATAAAAATCCGAAATTACAAGACGTTCTCGAAGATATGAAAAAACAAGTAGTAGATTCGCATGAACGCAAAGGCTATGAGAAGAAGTTTGTTCTCTCAAACTTAGGCTATTCTGTTGGTGTTGGTGGATTACATTCTATCAACAAACCAGGAATCTTCCGTCCTAACGAGAATGAGTATATTGGGCACAGTGATGTGGCGTCGATGTACCCATCGTTGTTAATTAAATACAACCTTGCTCCAAGTCGTGTAGGAAAAGAATTTTTGCAGGTCTACACTGACGTTTACAACGACAGAATTTATGCAAAACATAATCGACAGAAACTTAAGGATAAGACATTAAAACTTGCCCTTAACGCTGTAACGGGGAAAATGCAAGAAGAATCAAGTTGGTTATACGATCCATTTAACGTCTTCCGAATAAGAATTAATGGACAGTTGATCTTATTTATGTTAATAGAACGTTTGCTGGAGTTAGATTGTAGGATCATACAAGCTAACACAGATGGTGTAATGTATGTAGCTAAGGAAGAGAATCGTAGTAGAATTCAGGAAGCTATTGCAGAAGTAGAAGCTATTACACAACTTGTATTTGAAAGCAATGATTATGAAGCGTTTTATCAGTACGCAATTAATGATTATTTCGGTATTATTAAGGGATACTCTGAATCCAAAGACCCTAATCTGATAGAAAAGAAAGGAATGTTTATAACCGAGACCAAGCTTGGGAAAGGATTAGCACCAGTCGTAATTCCTAAAGCGGTTATAAATTATTTTCTTACAAAACAACCAGTTAAAGAGTTTATAATGTCTGATAAAGATATTAAAGACTTTATGATTGGTCAACGCGTAGCTAAAAAGTTCGATGTATATCACGGAAGTGAAAAAGTACAAAGAATTAATAGGTTTTACGCTTCTACAAACGATTATTATTTATTCAAGAGAAAATATAATGAGAAGTTTAGAGAGTTTGAATTTTCTTATCAAGGTAAAAAATATGATATAAAGAAATATACAGACATAAATCTTTTAACTGAATCAGGAGTTACTATCTTGAATACGTATGACGAAAAGCCTATAGAGCATCGTCATATAAACTATCAGTATTACATTTCTAAAGCAAGTAAAATTATTAGTGAGCTTACGAGTGTACAACTGAGTTTGTTTGACGATCAGACTTGTTAACCAAAGAGTATAAAAGTATGATTATTGAATTAAACACAAAACTTCTGGATTATCCAGATAAACTAAATTTAAATCAATTAGTCTTCCTAAGTATGGTATTGGATAAGAATCAAAAAGCCAATAATCAAGACGTCCGCAAAATTGTCAGCCTAATTAGCGACGACGAAATATCATACTTAATCGAACAAGGACTTATTACCTCGATAGAGAGAGGGAATTCAATTACATATCAAGAATCTGAAAAGCTTACAGCTTATATCGAACCAGATCGTAGCTATTTTGATCAGTTTTACGATATGTACCCAGTTTATGTTGTTCGTCCAGATGGAGAAAAAGTCTATCTTAGAACGAATAAGAATAAATGCAGAAATCTTTATAACTCCTATGTTAGTAAAAGCTATACCAAAGCTGAACATATTAACAAATGCTTAGTTAAGGAACTTGAGAAGAAAACCAAGTTAGGCAAAATAGGATATATGAAGACTATGTGGAGATGGTTACAAGACCATCAGTGGGAAGAAATTGAAGAAGAGATGCTAAGTGAGCAGCAAGAGCAAAATACAGAGACATATGGAACAGAACTTATCTAATTTGATACGTCCTATGTCTGTAGTTGCGAATGAAGCTGTTCAATATATTGCAGGCAGACGTGAACATAAAATCGTCAGCTTAAAAACAAGATGGAATAAGTTTAACAAGCAGTGTATGGGTGGAATTGAACCTAACACTGTACTTACCATTGCGGGTATCTCTGGAAGTGGAAAGAGTTCGTTTGCGAACTTAATTACAACAGACGTGATTGATTTAAATGAATCAGAAGATGTTATAGTACTAAACTTCTCTTTAGAGATGGTTGGTTTTAGGCAGGTTGGAAGGACGCTCTCAAATAAGCTAAGAAGAACGACTTCGACTCTGTATAGTTCTGAAAAGGACCTGGACGACAATACCTTCAGAATGGTCGTATCGGTAACCAATAAGCTAAAGGAGTACCCTATTTACTTTGTAGATAGTCCTACTACTCCCACGCAAGTTAAAGACATAATATTCCAATTCTATGATACGTATGTTAAAGGAACTAACAAGCATTTCTTGATAGTATACGATCATGCGTTACTAACAAAGCAAGTAGGCTCTGTATTAGAGACTATAAGTGAGTTAGAAAGAGTGTTCATACAAGCTAAGAAGCTACCTATGACAAGCATTATACAGCTTGCTCAGATGAACAGAAACATAGAATCTTCTGAGAGAATAAACAATCCGACAAGTCATTATCCTATGAGAAGTGATTTGTCATCATCAGACGCTATATTTCAAGCAAGCGATTACGTTTGCGTTATACATAGACCAGAAATATTGGGCATCCAAGAATACGGTCCGAATCATTTACCTACTTCTAACAAAGTATACATACACATGTTAAAGAACCGCGACGCGGGAAAACCATGTATACTTGAATTCGAGAATGACCTTGCGTTCAATAATCTGATAGAAGTATAAGCGTCTATTGTAAAACATTTTAAGGCTGAAATTTTATGAATACATATACTTTTACAACTGGCAACAATAGTAACAACAATATTAAGAAGTTTTTCACATTTTCCTTTCTCAAGAAGAATAAGCCTACAGACTATTCTGAGGTTCTCGATGACCTTATTCTTGATAATCTAATGGAGACGAATTCGTACCTCAAGGATTACAAGACTAAGATGGAAGATGCAAAGATCTTCAAGGCCAGCACCGCTTCACTGAAGGGCAACGAGTTTGCAGAGGCGGCATTATTCCTTGCTAATTATAGCAAGAAGAAGACTTTCCCATTCACATTTGGTAAGGTTTACAAGCTTGCGGGCATTCCAGTTATCTTCTACGATGACGAGATTCAGATTGACCGTGACATTTACACATACGACGAATTTGAGAATCTTGAATTCTTGAATACGTTGAGTGCTCCAAAGAAGAAGATCATTATTGATATTTATACTAACAGTCATAATATCAATATTGAGATTAATAAATAATCTAAAACCTAAGAGTTAATGATTACATTACCTACATCTAAAGTTCCAGCAGTTTCAGTTAATCCACGTTTCTTAATTATCTATGGTCGTCCAAAGTCTGGCAAGACATCAGCTTTGGCACAGTTAGAAAATAACTTAATCATAGACTTAGAGGGTGGTTCTACGTTTATTGATGCTATGGCAATACAATGTCGTAACATTAGTGACTTAGGAGAAGCTGCTCAAGCCATTAGAGCTAAGAATAAAGAAGTAGGGCATAATTTCTATAACCGTATTACAATAGACAATGCTACTCGATTAGAGGAGATTTGTTTAAGTTATGCTGCTACTTTATATCGTCAAAGTCCAGTTGGAAAGAACTGGAAGGGAGATGATGTTCGTACATTACCTAACGGTTCTGGCTATTTCTATATTAGACAAGCTGTACGTAAGGTAATTGACATGTTTAAAGAGCTTTGTGATGAATTCATATTGGTCGGACATGTTAAAGATGTACAGATTGATAACAACGGAGAAGAGTTGTCAGAAATGGCACTTGATTTAGTTGGAAAGCTATCTGCAATTGTATGTGGAGAAGCTGATGCGGTAGGTCTTGTTTACCGAAAGGGAAATGAGACTCATATAAGTTTCAAAGGAGGAGATGGTTCTATTAAGGAGGCCCGTGCTCCACACCTAAGAGGACAGGATATAGTCATCGCCAAAGGAAACGATGATGGAAGCATAACAACCTATTGGGATAAGGTTTATAAGGATTAATCCCTATTATTTTAAGAAGTTATAACTCAATAAAATTAAGAAATTATGTATAGTACAAGTACAGCTGTTACGAATAACAACGAGTCTAATGGTTCTTATATACCAGCTGGTATTAATGAGAACGTATTCTTGAAATCTGTAGAGGCTAAGAAGTCTCCAAATGGTCATGATTTTCTTGAAATTACATTCGAGAATAGTGAGGGTAAAACCGCAACAATGACAGAGTGGAAGAACGAAAAGAGCATGTGGGTTAAGACCGACGAGGATTTGCAGCGTCGTGATAACTTACAGTTTGGTCGAATTATGCAGGTTATCAACTGTTATCTCCCTAATGTTGAAGGTGAGTTTAACACTTTCAAGGAGATGATAGATTGGGTACAGGCGACTCTATCTCCTATGGTAGCAACTAAGAAGGCTTTACGTCTGAAGGTTGTTTACGATAAGAATAACTATACTCAGGTATCTAAGAATGGTATCTTTGTAGAGCCAATGGATAAGGCTGAAACAGAGATTAAGAAGTTCTCTCGTGACAGTTTTGAGCGACAGGTAGTCGCAGATGTTGAGAAATCAACAGATCCTCTTGCTTCAGCTACAAATGCTGATAGTACTCAGGCATCAGGTAGTGACGACCTCCCATTTTAATGGTAAATAGTCACTGGTGGACAAAATCCAACAAGGACAGTTTTGAGGTTCTGTAAAAACCTCACACGGGATGTATGGTAATATGTTTCACTGCCATAACTTTTCATATAGGAGGTTCGATTCCTCCTCATCCCACAAATCAAACAACAGTGACGTGTAATAAGGTTATGCCTGCGTTAAGTGTATTCTTGCTCTGACACGGAGAGGGCGCGTTTGATTTAAGGCTATTTAGGAGCGATTTGAGACGCTTTAGGTTAGACTTTGGTGTAGTTGTTAAGAGAAATGATTTAAGGCTCTTAGAACGCAAATAAATAGCCTATTACAAGATATGCTAACTGGAAGTTAGGAGCTGGCTTAGCCGACTCGTATCGAGGATACTGGAGTGGTTCGAATCCACTGGTCTTGACTAAAATTATTACTATGGAACGTAAAGATTTTGAAGAAGAGGTTTTAGATTATGCAAATAATCGTAAACCTGAAAGCTGGAGAGTTGGGCAAGCTGTATTTAATTACATAGACAATCAGTACGGTGTTGCTCGAGATGTACAGTTTAAAGAAAATGTAGATTGTTTTTATGATGATAAACAGATTAAAGACTTTCTAAGATTATCCTATAATAGGATTCGTAAAAAGAAAGGTTGGTAGAACCTTGGAGGTATTTTGGAACAAGCATGAGTTCGATTCTCATGATACCTACACTAACAAGAACTTATAAGTCAAATGTATAGTACAAAAACAGCAATTACAATGAGTCTTAAAGACTTGTTGTCCATGTTGGATGACGAAAGTATCTATACATACTACTTAGGTAGTATAAAAATAGGGAAACTTATCAACAGCCCGTTAAGGAATGATGATAGGAACCCCTCTTTTGCTATATTCCGAGGTAAACAAGGCGGATTGTTCTTCAAGGACCACGGTACTGGAGATGGAGGTAATGCTCTAAAATTCGTTAAGTTAATCAAAGGAATAGAAACGAGAGAAGAGTTTGAAAGGGAATTACTGAGGATAGTTCGTAAAATGAACCCTAATATGTCTATACGTCAACAGACTTACACCCAAAACGTAAGTAATGTTATGGATATAGGAATCGTTAGACAACCGTTCACAGATATAGATAAAAGATATTGGAAACAATTCCATATCTCACTTGATACGTTAAAGAAATATCAAGTGTTTAGCATTAAATACTTTCTTTGTAATAGAGTCGTCAGAGGAACCTACAAAGAAACTAATCCTATGTATGCATATAAGGTATATGATAGATTTAAGATTTATCGACCTTTAGCATCCAAGTATACTAAATGGCGTACGAATTTGACAAATGAGTATGTTCAGGGATTAGCCGAGTTGCCTAAGGATGGAGGAAATGTCTTGATAATCACAAAGTCTTTAAAGGATGTTATGTGTTTATACGAGATGGGTTATAATGCAATCGCAGCTTCAAGCGAAACAACATTTATTCCAGATAATGTTATTAAATCATTGAGGAGTAAATGGAAACATATTCTTATACTATATGATAGAGACCAAACAGGAATATTGAGAGCTCGCAAATATAGTAAAGAGTATAAATTTGATGCTTTCTTCGTTCATAAGAAGTTTAAATCGAAAGACATATCAGATGCAGTAAAAGCTAATGGCTTTAATACTGTAAAAGATTGGCTTTCACAAACATTAAAGAAGTATGATTGAAACATTGATTCTGGCTATTTCGTTCGGAATAATTGGAGGTATGTTAGGGTTTACTCTAATGTATAAAACATCTCCAACTATAAAGATGAAGAATGGCCGCATACGATATATAGAAGGTAGCGATACAGAATATGTAACGGTATCTGATAAGAGTGGAGTAGAAATACTTAACGCAGGTTTTGCTAAGAATAAGAACGGTATAAACTTTGTTGAGTATGCCACAAAAATCTAAAGGGAGAGTTAGAAATGCGACTAAGGTCGATAAGTATGGTCTGCATTTCCGTAGCAAACTCGAATGCTATACTTATGAAGCTTTTATGAAAGCTGGAATACCAGTAGAATATGAGCCAAAGCATTTCACTCTCTTACCAAAATTCGAGTACAATCAGGAGAAAATACGCGCTATGACATATCTTCCAGACTTTATAGGAAAGGGTTTTGTTGTAGAATGTAAAGGCCTGATGGGTGATAGTTTTCCTCTAAGATGGAAACTGTTCAAATACTACTTGAAACAACACAGAAGTAAAATGAAGTGTTATCTTGTGAGAAATCATAAGCAAGTAGATGAAATGATTCAAGAACTTTTAAGTCAAAAGAATTATGGAAAAGAAAAACAATAACAGTAAGTTTATAAAGGTAGGTAATAGTATTTCGTTTAAGTTTAATACTGAAGGATTAGACTATAACCTACAACCTGGATCAGTTTACACAGTAAGCTACGACAGGTATGAAGAAAAGCTTACTTTATCTGAAGCACCAAGTCTGAAATTACCAGAGAAGGTGTATTCAAGTGAAAGTGATGATAAGTTTATGAAGAAGATTCTTAATCGCTTTCAGAAGTCTAAAGACGAGGTTACTGGCGTTATGTTATCTGGACTCAAAGGTTCTGGTAAGACTGTGATGTGTAAGAAAATCGCTTTAGATTCAAATCTCCCTATCATTTTGATAGATAAGTCACTTTATCCAAGTATTCTATGTAAGTTGTTTAATTTGCTTGAAGACATAGACGTCTGTGTTATCATTGATGAGATAGACAAGCTTGGTGAAGATTATGACGATAGTTATCTTTTGAAGATTCTCGACGGTATCAATTCTTCTGGTAGAAAGTTGATGCTGTTCACATGTAACAATGATGATATGATTAGTGAATTCCTTATAGATAGGTGCTCACGAATCCGTTATTGGAGAGAGTTTGATGAGATGAACAAAGAGTTGATTAAATCTATACTCGAAGATCGTCTTAACGACAAAGATGAGGTTAAGTCTGTACTTGATTTCATTGTTAGTCGCTTTGGTTGTATTAGCTTTGATAATGTAAGTTCATTTGCTGAAGAGATAAATGAAAATCCTAAGGATACATTTGAAGAGTTATTTAATGACATGAACTTATCTGTAAAGTAATATGGAGATAACTGTACCTTATTACGAGGACATGACTCGTATGAAACCAGATTCATTACATTATACGTTATTATGACGATAACATTAAATATAATAAGAAATGGAAGAAATCTGGAAACCAATTAATGGATATGAAGGTATATATGAAGTTAGTAGTTTTGGCAATGTAAGATCATTAGATAGAATTATAAAAGTAAAATTCGGAAGATCAGTTAATTATACTGACCAGAAGCTTAAGGGTAGAATATTAAAGCAGAATCATACAACATATGGGTATGCATACGTTGCATTAGCAAAAAATGGAAAAAGTAAAACAACTTTAGTTCATAGGCTTGTTGCAAATGCTTTTATAGATAATCCTGAAAATCTTCCATGTGTAAATCATAAAGATGAAAATCAACGAAACAATAATGTATCTAATTTAGAATGGTGTTCTTACGAATATAATAATACATATAAAGATATTCATTTAAGACGCAAAAAAACTAATAGAAAAATTATTCAATATGATTTAGACATGAATGAAATAAAACGTTGGGAAAGTATAACTGATGCTGCTAACTATTATGGCATAGAGAATAGTAATATTTCTGCATGCTGTGTTGGTAAACGTAATCATTGTGCTGGTTTTAAATGGAGATACTATGAATGATTTAACAGAAAACTACTACTCAGACAATACAAGAATATCTAATTCGAACATAGGCTGGTTCTTGAAGAAAGGGCCAGCCTATTTACATTCTATGCTAACAGGTAAAGCTGAAGGTGAAACAGGTCGCCAATTAGCTCGTGGAACTATGATTCACGAATATCTGTTACAGCCTGAAGAATTCCATAAAGACTATGTCGTATGGGATAAAAGTAGACCTTCTTCCGCACAGCAGGAGAAGTTCTGTCAGGAGCTTGCACAGAGTGTTGAAATAGAGCCAAATAAAGCCGTTCTAAGCGCATATCGTGCTTCTTACAAGGGTTTACCCAAGTCAGATGATTTGGTGCTCCCTAAGGCTCTTAAAATGGCCGAGGAGTACTCTGATTATATAGAGTACCTTAAGATAAATGATAATCGAGAGATTATATCTACATATGACGCTAAGATGCTTATGGAGGTGGCTGAGAACATTCGGAAACATAAACTTGCGTCTAAGCTACTTAAGAATGAGTATATTGGACAAGAGGATGAACTGCATCATGAATTCCATATAAATTGGAATATGTGTGGAGTTAACTGTAAATCATTACTTGATAGTGTACATTTTGATTTTAAGAACAAAGTATGTACTTTAATGGACTTGAAGACAACTGTAAACATAGGTTGTTTTGAAGAGTCTATGAATCATTATGACTATTTAAGGCAATTGTGTTTTTACAAACATGCTTTAATGTGGTATATCGTAAATGTATTAAAAGAAGAACCAACTGTTGATTGGGAATTCAAGTATTATATCATCGGTATAGACACAACTGGAAGTAATGAAATACGTGTTTTTGAATTTACTGAAACGCAGGTTAATAGTAGGTTAAGTACTATTATTAATGTTTTAGAACAAATACGCTGGCATCAGGCTAATAACAAGTGGGAACATACACTTGAGTATTATACTGGTGACGGAAGTGAAAAGTTGAACCTATGAGTCATTTTGAAAAGATTTTGATACCATTTCTTGACAAGAATATGTATAAGATAGACTTCACAAGTTCTGCAGGATTTGTAGATGCTTATGAAGATGATGAAGATAGTCCAAACGATAAGAGAAATCTGTATCTTATGTACGACATGAAGAAACATAACTTGTATACTCAGAGTAGAGCTACAAGGTTTGAACTATCTCCAAACTTATTAAAGTCTTATACGAAGATAATAGATAACAAACCATATTTAATCTATTGTTTTCATGTCAAGCAAAAGTATAAGAAATTCTTCGACGGTATAATAAACTTAACGCATGATGAAAAGATCTCAATTTTGCAATTTTGGGGGTCTTATGATGATAGTGTTAAGTTTGCTCTTGCTAACCCAGCTATTCAGTTCACTGGAAGCAAGAGCATACCTGCCGAAGATTATATAGAACAAACAAAGGGGATTACCATACAGAAAGCTGTATAGTAGTCCCCTTTTATTTTTTATTAATTTATCTATTATCCTGTTTGTTGCAGCATTATAAACCGCCAAAATCATCAAATCCACCCATGTCATCAAGATTTCCAAGATTACTAAAATCGTCAAGATCCTAATCGCTTCGCGGATTAGTGCTTTTCTTTTTATTCTGCTTCAAATCTATTCCGTATAAATCCATATACCAGTCTATCATCTTTCCATAGAAATGTCTATTAGACTCTATACCATTTTCAGTGAAGCTTGTAACAAGGTTATCTGGCACACCAAATAATTTTGACCACAACTTTTCTCTTTTTGTAAAGCCTTTGTATTTTCCTTTCTTTTTGATAACCTAATCCATTTCTGGATCACCTGTTAGCTAACCAACTGTTAATCCATACATAGAATTACTAATATCGTTAAAGCCACTATTCAATACAGACATTTCATGTACAACGTCTACAGCTTCAGTAGGACTTTGACTTGATATCTTTGATTGTATGGTTCTAACTTGCATAGCATCAAGTGTACCTAAATACAATTTTCTACCAATATAATCTTCTTGAACCCATCTTGGAATATCTTGAATATTATCTGGTCTCTAATGATGTTTATCACTACTTAGTATCATATTAGCTTCTGAATAGTCGTGATACTTCTTATAAGCTAAAGTGATACCAGTTAGAACAATTAAGAACGCAGACATTGCTAACCATGAATTCTTATCAACAACTGATAACTTCTCATTACCAAACTTATTGAAGTCTAAGGTAAATGCATATTTTAGTTTATTGAACAATGTTTTTATAGTTCTAAACATTCCCATAAACTGCTAATCCTAAGACGTTCCAGTTTCATAGTTATATGAGAAAGCTCTACGTCTTTGTTCCTACGTCTTCTTGTCCATAATACTCTTACCGCTAACATGTTCTCTATCTCCACGAACAGATACATCGTCTTGGCTTGTAAACGTTCTTATTGACACATCGTCTGAACCAGCTAATAAGTTCTAAGCTATCTGTAAAAGCCAACCACGCATAGCTCCCATGTATTTACCGTATTTATCGTCTTTATACATAGGTCTATCGTTTTCTGGGTTAACACCATTTATAAGACCTTGTCTTATCTATGCTTTTGTATAAACATTTCTTGCTTCAAGCTCATCCGTAACATACTATTGATATTGTGGCTTAACAGTTAATTGATGTGTAAATACATCAAACTTATAAGCATTTCTTAATGTAGTTAAACATTTCATATGAGCAACAGCTCCTTGAGACTTTGTTCTTCCAGCATTCTTAAACGCATATATAAGCTAATATCTTGTATAGAAGCCAGCTGGTACTTTATCATCACCTTTATAGAACCTACAATTTGATAGATACTGTGATAGTAATATACTGTTGTTAAAGTAGTCTAAAGCCTAAAATCCTAACATTAAAGCAGATTTGAAAGTCTTAATAGTTCTACCAGTGTTTATATCTTTGAAATACTCTCTAACTCCACCTTGTGTTCCAAATCTCTACATTAATGCAGACTATTTGTTATTTGGCAAAGCCATACCATAGTTTAATATTTGAGGTATTTGATACATAAGACATCTTACAGCAGCATCAACCATATCTCTTGGTGTAGAATACTTCCAATTAAAAATATCTTGTATCTGTCGTGTTATAGAATCATACCATCCAGTACCAATAGACATAAAGTTAAAACCTAATATGTTTAATGTAAACAGATTTGTTAAAGAATTTCCTATCTTCTTCAATATAGTCTTTCTTTTGTTCTGAAGTGTATTCTAATCGAAATCAGATCTATTATCATATACATGAGCATCCATCATATGTTTGAACATATTAGATGAATTCTTTGAAGATGTGTATTTGTATGTATTGCCATACTAATCAACACCTCTATTCTCATTACTCATAGCTTGCTGATATGTTTCTATTATAGGCAATATCTCTGACTTATGCTTATAGTTAGAAGCTTGTATCATATAAGCTATTGTAGACTAAACTATATCTTCTGATATGTTCTACTGATTTTCAATATTCTCAAAACGTATATTCAAATCATTTGCAGATGTTGTACCGTCAAGCTATAATCTATACTCATCTCTCGATCTAATATAATCATCATTATTGTTTATATCAGTCCAAGCATTCCACATATTCTTCCAAGTAGTCTTTAAACCTATATTAAATATGTTTGAGAATATCTAAGATGCTGTTTTACTCTACAATGCAAACTTGTAAGACTTATACTATTTACCATATATTTCTGCTCTTGCATCATTTGTAGCCTATAATAATAAGTCATACAACTATTTCATCTGAGCATCTTTCTCTAACTTTTGATAATCTTTATTTTCATAAGTCTCAAGTTTAGGCTACTCAGCTTCATGCAAATCATTATCATAGTTCTTGTTTATAAGATTTACAGTATCATCAGCATCTGATTTTTTACTAAATCTTCCATTAGGAATAACCTTAAATCCATCATGTGGTAAGAATACACTGAATATACTTAATGGTTCATCAACTATCTATTTAACACCTTTTCTTGTTCTTTCACGTTTAACAGTAAACATGTTTGTTATTATATCTCTTATCTACTGTTCTGAATCTGCAGATATTCTTACAGGATCTCCGTTTTCATCTGTATAGTTTAATATTTCACCATCGTTGTTCAAAGCATAGTCTACATACTGATCTACAACAACGTCAAACCAAGTCTTAAAATATACAATCTACTGACCCTCATCTCTTCTGTCGTTTAGTTTTTGTATAGCTAAATATTGCTCTTTTGTATACCATTGACCATTAGTTCCCTAATACATACCATTCTTCTGATATGGTATTAAAACAGACTATCCTTCTTGACCAAGTATTTCTGCAACACGTTTAGCATCATCTTTATCTAATCCTACTTCTGAGTCATAGTAATCCTACTCGGCTTGTTTATATCTCAACCAGAAATCTGTATTTGTAGATATCTTCTTGATATTAGCACCAAGCGGATCATTTTCAGTTCTAACAACTCTCAATAAAGAATTTCTTATAAGCCGAGCTCTTAAGTCATGTTCAGAGAATGGCAAACCTTTGAATATTCTTGGATCTGCTTTATATGTAGAATTAAAGTATAAGAATGAATTTCTTTTCGCTGGATCTTCTATCTTATTAGCTTCTTTGTAGAATGCTTCTTCATCATAATCAGACTCCATATGCTTCTACAACCAGTTATTCCAAGCCTATATCTCAAACGCTGTACGAATTTCATCTTCTGACTTAGGATCACCTATTTCGTCATAAGGTTGAGATAAATCATCTAACTTATCCTACCATTGCTTTAAAGACCTCTGTTCGTTAATTGATAACTACTCTGGATGAGAATAACCAGTTTCTGGATCAACAGTCTTTTTTAAGTAAAAGTTGATATTTGACTGAATGTAATCCATCTTCTATATAGTTGAAGGTCTTAATCCATGATTAAACTATGTATCTGGATCTTGATAATTATAAGGAGCACTTAATCTTTCTAAGTAATACTTTAACGTGTATTGCCTTTCATAAATATCATCCTTTATAGACTCTACTTCTTTTAGATACTTTATAAATATAGATGTTTCGTAATCATCTTCATCATAAGCATTTCCTCTATCAGAGCTTCTTACATATGTATTAAGATCGTCGTCCCATATATAATGAAAACCGTATGTCTTATCGAAATAATCATGTAATTTCTAAATCTAACTCTAAAAGTCGTGAAGAGCCTATCCGTAGTTTCGTTCACGTATAAAGTTACCGCTTGGATATTTACTTCCATTCTCATCAACTATATACTCTATCATCTTCTTCTACCAATTTGGACTAAGAGAATTAACAGGGTGTCTAAATATTGAATTCAGTTTGTAATACTATGATAATATCTCATTAATCTTTGGTAGAACCTCTACACGTGTTTTATGTTCAGATATTTGTATCATATGAAATACCTACTTGATGATAGGATTATCAACCTATGAATTATTCATTACAAAAGCCTTAAATGAAGATATATCTTCGTGCATCATATTTCTATGAAGCCAGTCTTTAAGAACTTCTTTCATAGTTTCTTTATCCTAATTCTCAGCAGTAACATATTCATCAACATACTTATCAACTAACCTATCAGATACTGTATATAATGCGCTCTTGTACAACTTATTAACATTATCCAATGTCTATCTAAGCTCTTTAAGATTTATAGCGTCTTCTGGTGATAAATCCCAAGAGTTTATTTGACTGAATATCTTATCCATTAAAGCGTTATAGAAACGAATATTATCTTTGTATAATCTATAAAGAGATTCTGTAGATACGTTTGAGAAAGGTTCTTCTGTCTAAGAGTTTTTATAAAGATAACCTAAAACAGTATTATAGTTCTATGGTTCAAGCGTCTAAGCATCAAATACACCCATAGTTTGTAATGCAAACTTTATAGAGTTTGATAATGCTGTAGCGTCATCTTCTTTATTTAGAGCAGTTAATCTTTCATGTATCTTATTCCATTGGATAGTCTACTTCTCATTTTTATTACGCATTTTAGCATACGTTTTGTCCAGTGCTTTGAACATATTGAAAAGTAGCTTTCTTCTACGAACAGACTCTGACTCTTGATTGTTTGATGTATTCTTTCTCTTCTAACCATCACCCATTCTACCTATGTAGAATATTATATCTTTCGACATAAGCATGTCTGTTAGATCTTTAAATGTCGCAAAGTCCTATATATCACCAACTTCTGCTACAAACTTATCTATATCACTTCTAAATGGTAAAGCGTTTTTAAAATACTTTGTTATAGATATGAATACTTTTTTAACAAGAGACTTTAGAGTTTTATCTCTATCTAATGCAGCTGTAGAATAATATCTTGCCAGTACTTTAGTAATCAATTCTTCTTCTTGATTTAAAGCTTTTCCAGCATCGTCAACATATATCTACTAAACTTCTTTAGAAAGCGATTTAAAGGCATTTTTAGCCTCTCTAAGGAGCTATTTATATAGAGATGGGTTATCATACTTAATGTTGTAAATAAACGTGTGTAAGAGCTCTTCTGCGACTATTTCAGTAGTAACTCTACCACTTCTTAGATATACAGTATTACCAGTAACCATAGCGTTGTCAAGTACAGACATACCATATGGTGATGGCTAAGACTCTTCAATCCACTGAACCTTAAACTTGATACTAAATACTTCGTTTAGGTTATTTATAATATCATCTATCTTCTATCTGTCTTTTATCTAAGTTTGTTTAAGATAATCAAAGTTGTCAGAACTTTCTTTATAGCTAAATCTTTCACGACCAGTTTTCTCATCAGTCCAATGACCAAGCTTCAAACCAAACTTATTGTCAAGTATTTTTTTAATCTTACTTGCAGCTCCTTTTCTTGCAGACATTGGATACTGATTAGAATAATCTTCTGCAAACCTAATAACAGATCTAATGTCTCTATTATTACGACTCTTTGGTTTTAAATTATCCTCTATGAACTTTTCGTTTATAATCTTATCACCGTTTTTATCTACATCTAAAGATTTATCTATAATAGCATAAGCCTTAAGACGTATAGCATCTTTTCTATTACCACCAGTAGCAACAAGTAGTTTATCAAACAAGACAGAATGAGCTCCATTTGGAGCTCTATCTATCCCATTTCCATTATTAGCTGACCAAATATGATAGGCAGCCTTTTCGCTTGTAGCTTGTACTATTTCATTAAACTCCCTCGCTACATCGGGATGTTTTAAATTAGGACATATTATCATAATTAATCAGTTTTATTATTTTTGCCTTTTTTACAATGATCCATATTAGACTAATCAAACTTGGAGTCATCAAACATCTATTCATCATTAAAGGTGTTTTCATATACTTGCTTAATAGCATCTTTACCATCGTTGTTTAATTCACGAGTGCCAATACCTGCGAAGTTTTTAGTAAGCTTAGGTATACCGCTAAATACTTGCCATTGACCATTAATATTAGAGAACCATTGCTTACGTACCTAATCGTATATATATACAGGCTTATTATCTTCTATAGCCATCTAAACAGTCTATCCAGTACTACCGTCTACTACACCGTTCTTAAGATGTCCTACAGCAAATATAGCGTCAGCATTCTAAACTTGAGTTTTATCTCCATTGCTATAACTCTATGATATAACGCCATATTTTTCACCAATTGCACCCCAGTAAGAATCAGAACCAACAGCTCCACCAGAATGGTTTACATATTTATATTGCCTTGAACTTTCTGCTTCTTCATCAAGAGTAGTATCTTTAGTATACTATTCAACATCTTGTGAGTCATCACGTATTATATGATTCTAAACATCATCTTTTATACTACTCCACGTCTACACTTGCTTTTCTGTTAAGCTATTCTAAACCTAAGGACTTTCTAACCACATTTGATATGTAACAGTTTTATCTGGATTATCAAGAACGTCTTTAGCGTAGTCTAAATAACCGTAAGCTAAAAGCTTATAATAAGTATAAACCTAAGCTGTGTTTTTAAACTGTTTTATATTATTCTTCTCTTGAACCTATACTGGACCAGACATGTAATTATACTCTTCTCTTACATAATCATTATAATCAATAGATATATCGCCAAATTTAACTTTGCCGTCTTGAGATATAAATGGATCGTCGATGCTTATGTTTGCAATTGCGTTTAACTGTGATATTTTATTTATTCTAACCTCGTTAGCCTTATAACCTAAATTAAAATGATATTCATAAATATCACCTTGTTTGGTATGGAAACCTTTAGGTTGTATAAGTAAATAAATAGCAGTTCCAAAGTGGTCAGAATAAGCATATAGCTAAAAATATCTATCAACGCCATCTACATTCTTTATTACTATTTCATTATGAGAATCGGTTTCTACTACAAGAACATTTTTAGCTTTCTTGTCAAAGAAGTAATGTTTCTAATCTTTAATTTTTTTGATTATACCACTCTTTGTTCCCATGTTAAGTATAATAGACTTTTCGTCTATATCCCAACTATTATTATCTAATACATCTTTAATGTATTTTCCAATATTAAAATTAGGATCAACCTAACCAGAGATAAATTCATACGGTATATACTTAGCTAACTTATTCCATCCAGAGAAAGAACCACTTGTTAAATATGCATACATTACAAGATCTTTTGCAAAGTTTGCAACATTCTAATCTTTATCATTCAACATATCTAACCAAGCATCAGCAACTAAGTCTGTAGAAGTTCTACTTCCATCAAGATTATCAGATAGTTTTAAGAATACAGGTTGTTCTACCTTTTTACCATTTGTCATAAGATCATGAGGAACTTCATCAAAATATAATTGCTGTAATAAGAAGTTCTTTTTCAAATAAGAATACTTATGATTATTCTGTATATGATAATTTAACATATTCAATCTTGCTGGTATACTATAAGCGCCAAAGAATAGATTATGCATATACTAATCATCTTTACCCATATGATTTCTTATATAATCAACTATATACTTTTGATTTATCTAAGTTTGCATATGATTTGATATAGTATTCAACTGTTTCTCATTAAAGTAATCACCGTATATACTTTTTGCAATTCTTATAACATCATTCTAAAAATGAGGATTTGCATTAAATGATATTCTACCAAGTATCTTTGTTGGTAATGTAATAGCACTATATGTTTTCGAATCTATCCAACTACCTTTAAGGAATCCTTCTAAAGAATATCTATCGAAAACATCAGATCGTTGAAGCTCAAGATATTTCTACAAGTAAATCTATTGTTGTAATATAGTCTTACCATGCTTTCTTGTGTCAATCTTTGTAAGACTTACAAGATTAGCTAATTGTGTCGCATATATGTTAATAAAGTTAAACATTGCTAACACATCTAACTATTGTGTTGGATGATTAATATTTTCTAACACATTATCTCTAAGTGTTTGATTATCTATATCCATCATTAAGGATTTGTATATAACAACAACCTATTCCTTACTAACTTCAGACAATTGCTTTTCAGTAAATCCATATTTTGTATAAATTGCTTGATATTTACTTCTTAATGCTCTATTTGGATTGTCATATTGCAAATAGTTGTTGTTAACTTCGGCATAAGCTTCAGCCATATCTTTGATTATAGGCTAACACATAAGCCACAACGCCTTCTAACCAACACCCATACGACTTAAGAAGTTAACCATATTATAAGTATATGGATTAACATTTAGTCTACTAATCCATGGGTCTTTTACAATATCAACATGAGCATTTATAAATCCAGACATCCAAGAAGCGATAGGATTACCATTATTATCAAATAGTTTATCAAGTCTATCAAGACCAATCTGTGAAAGAATACTTGTATCTCTAAATCTGAGTTGATACAATCTTGCTAACTCATGGTTTGTTACATTCAAAGCAAACGGACCTATACCTTTCTTACCAGTAATGTAGTCATTCTTTCTATTAGTCTACTCATGTAATGTACCAAAGTTATAAGACTCATACTTAGTATTTTCTGGAACAGGTAAAGCGTCAGCTATACTCTTTGATAACTCGGTATCATTATCAATAGACTTATATAAGAAGTGTATAGAATTATCTATATCTCTAAGTAATGTTTGCATTACATCTATAATACTATTCTATAGCTATTGCTCTCTATTTAATTCCTATTTCTCACCATGTTTAAATCCTAAGTTTTTAGATACCAAATACAAGTGGTCAATATCGAAGTCAGAACCAGTAATTTTTGTAAACTCTTCTGGTAGAATAATCGCTGCCTTTGTAGCTGGAACAACGTCTACGAATTTAAGAGCATGTATTGAAGATTGTGCCTGAGTAGGAATACGATAACCTATTGTTTCTGATGTAGAGTTCTCTCCAATTATATCGTTATCAATAAGCCATTGTCTTGCCTCATTAAAAGATAATCCGTGTGGTAATAAACTTTCAAAGAAATCTATACTTACAACAGCATCCATAGTCCCTTCAGAATTAATCATCTGCAATCTCTTTCCACCGTTTACAGATATATCCATATTCTTATCACTCTACAAAGAACCATCTTCTATAGCGAATACAGATCTCTGTGTAAATGATGTACCAGGAAGATTAATATCAATAATATCTTTATTGATCTTTGATATAAGAATACTTTCTACCCAAGATGCATTTCCAACTGATGAAAGAGGAGTACTAAACTCTCCGTTGTCATCAAGCTCTACTGATTGTAATACAGCCTTACTAACACCTCTTGTACCTAATTGCTCTTTTAGATATTTGCTAAGCTTCTTGTTGTCAACACCTTTATTTTCATCGCCATCTATAAAGAAGTTTTCTATTATCTTATCATTTCCAATAGCAGATATTTCTTTTATAGCTTCCATCATTTTAGTTAACAACTAAGAACCTTTGACGCCATTGTATGATCTATCTAAACGTAAGTTTTGAAGTACAATCTTAACCATCTGTGTACCAATAGCCATCAAATCTCCTTCTTCTGGATCTGTATTAAGCTGATTTCTAAGATGGTCGTATCTCTGAACATACTTGTTAAATGGACCACTGAATTTACTACCATCAAACTTAATAGCTCCAATAGAACCAACCTTAACAGCAGAGCTCATAAGCATCTGATCTACTCCTTGCTTCAACATTTCATTATAGATAGTATTCATTCTACCTGTTGCTAAACATGGGAATATTGGGAATAAGGCGAACTTATCATAATAGTGAACGGCTACATTTGATGCAGTGTTACCATTTATAGAATGTTCATGTATTCCATAAGCAGTATATTTAGTAGCAACGATATTAACAGCACTATATACCAATTTGTAAGCATCAGCTTTATCCATCCATGAATACTTTGTATCGTCATTTGTAAGTATTTCAAAAGCCTTAGCAACTTTATTAGTATACTTTCCTTGCATTCTAATAAGATTTCTACACATCTCAGCAGTTGTATAAGATGCACCGTCAGCAACGTTTATATCGTCCTTTAAACCGTCTGAGAATCGCTTAGCGTCAACTAATGCTTTCTCTAACAATCTTACTAACTCTTCACTACTCTTACCATCATGCTTTATATTATCAAAGTCAAATTCTTTAGCAGATTCTATAAGATCTTCTGGATTCTCTTTGTACTTTTCGCTATGTTCGTCATAAGCTGTTTCATAATCGCCTGTGTAGTTTGAATAGATATCTCTTAGAAGAGAATTCTTAAACTTATCATCAAGACTACTTATAACATCAGCTTTTGATGATACTTCATAATCCTTACATTCTGCACAAGTATATTCATCTCCAACACCTGGTAACTGATTAATATTATCGTCACCAGTAGAAACCATACCACCAAGACGCTTTTGTAAGTCGAATGTACTATCTTTAATCCTACCGTTCTTAAAGTCGTATGCGACTTTAAATAGAGCTGGATGACCAGAATAGCATCTGTAGCACTCTTCTGAGCATACTATAGACTTATTTGTAATATCTGATAATATCATAGCTATAGCCAAACTTCTTGCAGCCTACATTCTTAAAGCCTTCTGATAAGGATTTACTTCCTATCCATGTTTTTCTGGCCAATTCTATTGATACATAATAGACTGTAATGCAGCTATCTGGTTTTCATCAAGAATATCAGAATCTAAATTAAATATAGAATTCTTATCTTCTTTACCTACCTTTATCTCTCCAGTCTAAAAATCAGTCAAATCAATTCTTTTTACAATACCTAATCTTTCAGCGTTTTCTATAGCATGTTTTGTCTATATTGCTAAAGTTAAAGCCATTCTATTATTTCTCTCCTAAAGTGGTAAGTCAAAGAACTCTTGATTAGCTATTCTTAAGTTTTCAGCTGAAGACTTGTTTGGGTCATTTATGTAAACCATTTCTAATCCATTTTCAGTCTACTTATATATTGACTTTAATGATAAGAATCTTGTTCCATTTGGTTCAACATTGCCTTTCTGTGTATGATAGTTAACAATCTTCTCTGAATCTGTAAGTACATGTAAGCCTTGCTTTTCATAACCTGGGATATCTTCATATCCAAGCTACTCCATTGCTTGCTGTATTCCTAAACGCTCAGTATCAGCATATTCAAGCATCTGTTGTATTATGTCGTCAGATGGTCTAATGAAGTACTCATCTCCAACTTTCACCATGCTTCCATAGTTAAACGCCTGTACTGTCTTATTACCGTTTTTATCATTACCATTATAGAACTACATTCCTGGAAGTGTTAAACCACTCATTACTACGTATGTACTCTTATCTGATAATGTAGGGAATACAAAATAATTCTACTACAGCATTGATAGCTTAGCCATGTAATCCTAAACAGTAGTTTGATCATTATAAGCACTACCATTATCATTAAAGTTATCAGTCTTGAATCCAATGTATGTATGTAGCTTTAACTCTAAGTCTTTTTGGTTTAGAATCTTCTTCAATATCATAGATCCTCTATTTATTCCATCAGTATTAACTACATTATAATCAAAGCCTAATGTAACTTTCAATGTTGGATCTTCTGGATCATTTGAATTAAGAGCTTGTGTTATATGAGATATAGCATTGTTTTGCGATATAGTAAATAGCTTCTTACCATCAAATGATAATGCCTATTTGCTAACAACGTTTCTATTTCTCATGCTCTTATACTTAGCAAGCATTGATATAAATCCATTAGTAGGATACATATTCAATACCAACTTCTGATCAATATTACCGTTTTTATCTACAACAGAACTTAATGTATTTATAAAAGAGTCTATAGAGTTCAAACCTCTACTATTAAGCAGTTGGAATAATGCTTCATTGTATACAGAACCATACTTCTTAGATAACATATAATCCAAATCAGCTTCATTAAACATGATACCGATATTATTTAGCGCTTTTATAAAGTATTGCTTTATAATCTTAAAGTCAGATGGATCATTGAATGTGTATGTATTACCTTCAAGCTCTATCTATCCATTATCAAGACCAGATTTCTCTCTAAGTTCATTTATAAAGTTAGCAGTCTTTGAGAATATATCATTTCCATTAGTACCGCCAAATCCATCATTGAACTGAAGATTACCGTTTACTTTAACTCTATTAAATACACCAACCTATCCGTTAACTAAGAATGTATTCCAAGACCTCGGTATAACCATTTGGTCTCTTTCCATAGAAGACGCTTTAATATCTATCTATTTACCACTATCTTGAGATATAGACTTAGCAAATATATAGTCTATCTATTGACTCTAAACAGCTTGTAATAGTTGTATAGCAAATGATTCTTTGTCATAGTTAACATCTACAACATTGCCTTTCTCGTCATACTTATACATTCCATCTACGATTTTATGTAGTTTAGCACTAAGTTGCATATACATAGGATCGTATTCTGATGCTTTAGCGTCGATTCCTCTTACTAAATCATATATATTATCAACATCTCCTAAGTCATCAACAATTGTATTATATACTTGCTTCAAAGGCATAAATGTAGGCTCACAGAACTCATTCAAATCAAGATCGTATACTAAATATTTTTTACCTTTCTTATCAGTCTATACATTTGAATAAACAAGAGTAGATAACACAAACTTTACGCTCTTTGATACTGAGTCTAACTTATCGAACTCATATGAAGCTCTATCAAACTTGTCGATATTAGCTTTCTGTATAACATCGTCAACATCGTTGTTATCTTCTGGATTCTCCTTTAATCTACTTCTAACATCTCCAACTATCTCGTTACAATAATCTGCAACTAAGTTTTGGATAGCAGCAAATTTAGGATATACTACAACCTTTTCCGTTTTCATAGTACGCACTCCATTTTTCTCATAACTTACTTCTCTTGTATGAGTTTCAGCTGTGAATATCTCTCGGAATGCCATATTTATATAATCTGGCTCAACGCCTGGCTATAAATCATATCCGCAAAGTCTATCAATAGTCTTTTGTGGTAAGTTTCTAAGAGTGTTATTATCTATAACAATTCTATCTCTTGAACCAAACTCAAGATTCTTGTTTTCAAGTATATTAAAAGCAAGAGCTTTTACCATCTCATTAACATCAGAAGAGTTATTCAGATATTCAAACTCAGCAGATTTCTTGGTATCATTATTTGTAATCTTGTAGTAAAGAGTATTACCAAATAACTTATTGAATCTATCCTTCTTCTCTTTACTTATCTTAGCATTAGCGTATTTGCCTTTATTTGTATCTCTATACAGCTAAAATAAGTTACGAAGAGTCTTAAATCCGTAGTTTCTACCAACACCAATATAGAATCCTATAGTCTTAAATAATGGCTTTATCTTAGCAAAACCTTTACTTTCTTTAAAGCTCTACCAATTAGACATATAGTCTACAAACTGATCAGCTAAACCTTCAGCTACATCTCTATCTGATAACGATTTACCATTGTAAGATCTATATGAATCATATAAAGATTGCCTTAGTTTATCATCTACACATAACTCTAAAACTTTATGGAACGCCTCATGATAAGCAGTTGACATTGGAGCGTATCTTGATAACTTTATAAGTTCAGTTGTACAAACACCAAATATAGCCTAATCCTAAGTTATCTACTGTAGATACTTCTCGTGTTCTTTAGTAAACTCAACTCTACCATTTGATCCTAATACTTTATCAAAGTAACTCTGAACACCACTCATATAAGCAGCTTGTTGAACAGTATTTCTATCATTAACAGTATTAAGAACATCGCTTATCTCAAACAACCTACCATTTCTTTCAGATGATATTTTCTGGATCTATTCTATAGTATTTACAACTCTACCACGTCTTCTATCTTGAACAGTTTGACTTGGTTTAAAGTTTTCTTTAGAATCAACACTTGGTTTAACCTTATCTTCAAGTCTAAGATTACTTATGTTTATCTATCTATAACCTAAAGACTTAGCTCTTGTGTATACTATGCCATTTCTAATCAAGTAGCCTAAGTATGTAGAACCAATAGTACCATCGTCATTCTTATGTGTAATATCATCTCTATTAAATGACAATCCATTAGGAAGTGTTATATGTTGTTTGTCATTACTGAAAGCGTTTGAAATCTATCTAAACAACACATTGTCAGAAGAAGATAGGTTTTGATTAAGAAGTGTAGCATCAAAGTGTATCTGTTGCTTAGATATTATACTCTGTAAAATCGGAGCATCTTTAAACACATTGTAAGAGTTCTACCCTATTTGAATATTTCCACCTTCTCCAAGAACAACCATATTGTTTATGTTGTTATACTTAGAAAGCTTTTTCTTACTATCATAAACATAAAGTATTTGTTTTATCATTGATAACGTGTCAAAGCCATCTATAGTATTCTGTCCATTATAGTACTTCTATAACAAGTCTACAACATTTCTGGCTCTATCATCACCTATTGTCTAAACATTAAACGTAACACCTATTTTGTCATTACCAATCTTATAGTAATACACAATCATACCACTACTTGTCTTAAGTACTTGCTTAGTAAACTTATCATCAAATCTACCAAGAGTCTAATCAAGATTATCTCCAGTAGATACGTTGTACATTACAATACCAGTCTTATCATTTGTAACAAATGTAGTAACACCAATACCGTCTTTTGCTGATAACTTTATAGTATATAGATCATGTTTGTTTTGTTCATTGTCAAATACAAAACTGTCTTTGATATTTATCTGACTACCTGGAGCTGAATACATAACAGAACCTTTATTTGTAGTTACATCAAAAGCAATCTTCTTATCTGGATGTCTTTTAACGTAATCAGCCATAGCTAAATACTTCTTCTGAAATCTCTTTCTTCCTTCATTTATACCAGAAAGAATTTCAAGATCTCTCTAATCAGCATTTGGGAAGTTGCTTAAATCGTCATGGAATGACAACTCACAAAATCTTCTCTTATTCTCTTTTTTACTCCAATAGTTAACACTAAGCATAACCTGTCCATTCTTAGTATAAAGATTGAAAATGGTATGCTTATTATCATCTGTAACCTCTTCATTAGTTCTGTAATCATCAAGGAAATCACCTTGCGTAGACATTGCATAGTAATGACCATTACTTCTCATATCCTTAAAAGATGGAGAAGTCTTTGTAGAACCACCATATCTATCAATATGTCTAACTGGCATTCTTTGAATTCTCTCAGCTTCAGTTATTGCAGCAGTATCATACTTTTCATCTGGTTCAATACTATACTTGTAATAGAAGTCTTCATATAGCTTATTACCTTTCTGTACTACTTTAGTTAACAAAACCTTTAAAGGCTCGTCTTGCATCTGCTCTATCTGATTAACAGCATTATCAAGTAATACTTTAAAGTGATTAGTAAATACACTACTATAGAACTGAATTAAATTCTAATCGTTAGATATATCTTCTAACACATGCTCCTCTAAAGTATCTATCCATGTTTTAATCTGGTTGTAATACTATAAAGCTACAGGAGTGTTGCTATCTGATGTAGGTTTATCAAACTGAGTTAACCACCACTTAGGTATAAATAAAGACTTTTTACCAAAAGCTTCTTGATTTGATACAACAAAGTCAATTGCAGAAGTAACAAGTTGCTGTTCAGCTGTAACATCAATACTACCAGTCTTATCATTTAGCAAAACATAGTTTATAGATAATTGAGCTTCAGCTATAGCTTGGTATAGTCTATTTACATTTTCAATCTCTTGTATATTAGATGGCTTCAAACTTGGAACAATACTTAATATTCTATCAAGCTGACTACAGTTTTGCTCCATCTCTTGATAAAGAACATCTTGGTTATCTTGTGCTTCCTATAGATAATCGAAATCTATACTATCTATTATAGCTTGTTCTTCACTTGTTTTGTTCTATGTGTCTACACTCTGCTTTTCTTCTTGCTTAGTTAATAGATCTTTAATGTTATCAAGAGCTTGTTGTAGTTGTCTAATGTAGTTTTCACTTAACTGTATATCATTAAACTACTGTAATTGTAAGTATTCAGACTTTGCATTAAGCTGATCATTTATACCATTATATTCATTTATAAGTTGCTTAGCTCTCTCTTCGTTCTCTTTTAGCTTCTTCTGCTTATCTTGTTCACTAAGACGAAGATCGCCGTCTTTAAGCAGCACAGAGCCATCTTTACCTTCTAATTGATATACACCTCTATCTGCTACTATTGGTAGTGTTGTAACTCTAACAACATTAAGATCGTATGAGTTCTATAGAATCTACTGTATATCTTGCAGATGTTCGTTCTGAGCTTCTCTAAACGTCTGTCCACCGTACATTCTTATAGGAGAATCAAACTTGTCTGAGATCTTTCTATATCCAGTTCTTACGTCAATTACAGTAATGTTTCCGTTTAGATCCTTTAATATAATATCAGCTTCAGACGATGCGTTCTTATTGTTATCAAGCTTACCGAATACATTGTCTCCTAAGTCTAATATTTCAAATCCAGAAGCAATTAACTTATCTTTAAACTCAGCTATGTTCTGTACAATCTTAATAATCTATTCATCCTTAGCATACTATCCATCAATGCTTATAGGATTACCAAACATTATATCTCTAACAAGCTATCTAAACATCTTTCCATAGAATAGACCTTCTGTTTCGTTTGTGTTAGAAATTATAGTCTTAGCTATATGTTCTATCATTCCTGGATAATGTCTATAAGCAGAGAACAGTTCTGAATTATCACCAAGACCTAATTGTTTACATAGTCCTATGAATTTATCTTCATCGTCTATGTTTTCATTAAGCCTCTAAATATAGCTATTAAGTACAGACTCGCTTACATATATATTGTTAGGATAGATCTCTATATTATCACCAGTTTTAGTTACTACTCCAGCAAAGCCTGATAGTTCATTTACAACCTAAGATTGTTTTGTCCTTATAGTCTCATTAATATCTCTTTGACTCGCCTGCTGTCTTGGATCAATCTTTACGCCTTCTGATCCAAACTTCATAACGTCGTCAACGTTTGACAAGTTATCTTCGCTAACGCCGTTAAAAAGCATTTTGCTTGACTGTTTTACATAAATATTTCTGAGTAATGGCATGTAATCTTCTGACCATTTATCACCCATTATATCTTTAATGTCGCTTACAAACTGTGATATTTTATAAGCACCTTGTTCCGACAATCTAATCAAGTCGTTTCCTATATTAACAAGTCTATCTTGGAATGGTAGTATTGTAGAGTTTAGATTTCCTTTCTTAAACTTATTATAGTTATTCTTTCTTCTTTGGAAATCTCTCTTAGCTCTTTCTTTTCTCTGCTGATACTTTTTCTTGTTTTCAGCTAACTTAGAATTCAGCTTTTCTTTTCTTTGCTGTTTAGTATCGTCTACACTCTCTTCATTAGATACATTATCTAAGTCGCCTAAGTTTGCCTCCTAAGCAGCTTGATGATCTTCTTTCGCATCTTCTTCAGCTTGTTTACGTAATTCTTCATTATACTGTTCGTATAATCTAACAGGAGCATCACCTTCGACTATTTCTTCAGCTAACCAGTTAGTTGTATCCTATCTGTACTTTGTGTCCATTATAGCATCAACTCTCTTTGAATAGCTATCTTTTGAAGCAGAGCCATTATCCTAATCAGCATCTTCTACTTCAGAGTTTTTCATCTCAGCTTCTATAGCTTCTTTGTTACCACTAAGAATAGCCTCTGTGAGCTTATTAGAGCGCTTCTAACGGCTTCTAAACGCTGTAGGGTTATATACTACCTTGCCGTCTTTATTCTTCACTATACCGTAATTAAATTGGCTTAAATAGCCATTTGTTATAGCTCTGTCGGCAGATAGCATAATACTACCTATTATAGAATGTTGTAGACCATCACTACTATGTTTAGATACATCATCTATCTATTCAAGAGCATCCAAAGCGTCCTTATCTGTAGAACCTAAGTCTACATCAAACTTCTTTAAATGTTCTTTAGCATTGTCTATATATTCCTATACATGCTAATGTATAAGTTTAGCATCAGCTCTATTTGTTTTTAGACCTAATTTTTCAGATGCAAACTTAAAGTAGTCTTCTATAGTATTAAGTTGAGCTTTTAAAGTCAATGCTGCTTTTAAAGTATTAACAGCCTTAGTTTTCTCTTCTATGTATTCAGATACAGCTTCTTTGCTACTCTTGTCATTAGCATCCTAAGCTTCTTGTTTTACATTTTTAAGATGCTCTTTGAAGTCTTCTGCCTCTGTGTCAATACCAGCCTTCTTAGCTCTTTCTAACTCTTCTTTTACAGCTTGGTGACCAGCATCAACATTTCTTCTGGAGATTTCCATCTGATTGCTAACATCGTTCAAATATCTATCAGCTATATCCTAAACACTCTTTTTAAACTCGTTTGAATTATATTCGTCGTTTATAGACTTATTTATAGATTCACTCTGTTCTGAGTTTTCTTTTAACTGATCGTACATATTGTTTAAGTCAGCAACAGCATGAGCGTACTTTTCTGTTCCGTATTTAATACCTTTAGCTTCAAGTATAGATCTAACGTTTTTATTATTAGCTGTAGCAGCAAGTTGGTTAATATGTTGAATCTGTTCATCATACTGCTCTGCTGTATACATTGGAGACTCTCTTCTTGAATCGTTCTTTTTAGCCTCTTCTAAAGATTGTATTAGCTCTTGAGCTTTATTGTTACCAGATAACTTAAATCCACCGCTTGTTATATGTTTAACAATATCAGCATTATTACTACGCTCTATATTGCTAAACTCTCTATCCATTATAGCGTTCTATGTAATGAAATCATTAGCTTTATACTGTCTATAAGCACCTCTAATGTTTCCAGGTAATACCATACCCATAGGGTTCATGAAACCCATAGAGAATCCACCTTTCACATTTGACCAGAACTCTTTGTCATCTTTTAATTCAGAATCAGCTAAACCTAATACAGATAAATAAGCTTTAGCAACTCTTGAACCTTGAATGAAGTCATTAGCTATAATATCACCTATAGATGGTGCATTCCATCCATATTTCTTAGCAAAGTCTTCTTTAGAGTTTAAGTACTGAACACCTTCCTCTGCACCTTCTGACATAGCTGAAGCTAAACCTCTCGCAACAGTATTTCCAGTATATGCTAAAGCTAACTTCTGCCATTGTTTTGGAGCTATCTTATCGTATATATGCTGGAACTTATACATAGCTCTTTCGCCTATATCGTCAATAGCGTGTCTAAGGTTTTCTGGAAGAGCTTTCTTTGCTAAGTATGTAGCAGCATTTGCAGAACCAAGTACAGATCCTCCAACAACACTTCCACCATAACCAAAACCAGCAGACTCACCAATTGTAGAACCAGCTCCATAGCCTTTCTTGAAAGCTTCTTTTAAAGATCTACTCTTAGCATAACCGTTAGAATACTTTTCAACTTGACGAGCAGCATTAACAGTAGCAGATTCTGCACTCTCTTCAGCCGCTCTTACAGCTAAGTTGCCAGCATCATCAACTACGGTCTTACCTAACAGATTCTTATAGATAGCTCTCTTTCCAGCTTTAACGCCATCCTTAATAGCAGTCCATGTTCCTTTAGCTAAAGGCTTTACTGGAGTTGCGAATTGTACACCTAACTGTACAGGCATTTCAGCCATAGTTCTCATGTTATCTGTATAGAACTAAGCCTATAGGCCTTTTGAAGCGTCTAAGACCATCTTATACAGCTGTGGGCTATTATTATGCGTTAAGCCAACATAGAAGTCTTGTAGCACGTTTCTAAGTGATTCGTCATTATTCTGATTATATCTTGAATCTATCCACTCCTTACTTCTACCTTCGGACTTCCAGTACTTTATACTCTGATTCTTTAGGTCGTTTACAATATCGTTGTAATGCTTGTCGCCAGATGCTACTTTAGACTTAATAATACTCATTGTATTATCAAGTCGTTTATCTCCAGTCTCAACATAGTTTTCATCAAGACCACCTTTTACTTGCCAGTAAGATGATACAGCAGTACCAATTGGGGCCATAACATTAGAAGCTCCATCTGTTACTGGAGATAAAGCTAAGCCAGCTATAGTTGAACCATGTCTTATAGCATTTGCAGTAACCTAACTTAAAGAAGAGTTTGAGCTACCTTGCATTCCAGGCATTGTAAATAAATAATATCTTGGATCATATAGCTATGCTGACTGAAATGCCTCTTCAGCTTTAACATATTCTTTTGAAGGTGTTAATCTATTAGATTGCATAAAATCTTTAGCCTTCATATCTCTATTATAATCATCAAGATGCTCTTTGTTTTGAGCTTTTAGATCATTTATGTAAGCCTTAGTAGCATTATCGTCTGTTCCAAAATTATCTTTTACAATCTTATCATATTGCTGTAAGTTTAATTTGTTTCTTCTATCCTGTAATCTTTTTGTTGGATCAGGCTATCCTGGAAGTGTCCATGTGCTAAGTGCATCTGCTGTAGCATCTAAGACATAATTTAAGAAGCCTTTGTTATCATTTACATAATTAGTCTTATATATATTATCAAGTTGTTCAGCTTCTTTCTTTTTATTAAAAATATCCTAAGAATCAGAATTTAACTGCTGAAGATATTCATTTACAACCTACTTATTAGAATTTGGATCATTTAATAATTTGGAATACATAGATCTTTGGCGATTTATATCCTAAAGCATTCTATCATATTCTTTAACCTTATTATGGGCTTCTGCCATTCTAATTTTATCATTATTAAACGATGCTTTAGACATCTTTTCTTCAGCATTACCGTCTATAGCATTTCCAAAGAATCTTGAGGCTGTATCTAAAAGAAATTTATCAACAACAGCTGCTGGTGCAGAAATCTTATCAAGAATAGTAGAGTTATCTGAATTTGCTATCTTATTATAGAGATCGCCTAATTTATTAAAATATTCACTACTTGCCTAATCTCTTTCAGCTTCCTGTTTACGTAAAGCAGCCTAACTCTATTCGTATTCTCTTCTATTCTTATCCTCCCAAAACTTTTTATCATCGAGTTTAGCTTTTCTTTCAGCATAAACTCTATTCATAGTCTAAACGTTTTTTCTAACAGTGTTATTTGCAGCTGTATTAACGTTCTGTTTATTTAAAAGAGTACTTTGACTTGGCGTTGTGCTTTTTGTAAACTGTTTTATTTCAGAAAACGGCTGTAACATTCTTTTCTGAAATATATTTGGCTGCCTAAATGGCACACCCTTACCTTGTGTTAAAGAATTCTCCATAATTATTATTTTTTACCGTATCTGTTATCTTTATATGAACTTGGTCTTTCTTTTACTTCTATCATATACAATCCATCACCAGCCTTATTCTACTTATAATCAGTTCTTATATTACCTTTATCGTCTGTATATTTCTTTCCATTATACAAATATCCTGATATATAATATTTTATACCCTTATCCTTTCCATGGTTTACAGCGTGTATCTAACCAGTTGGAGCAAACATAAGATTTTTCTTATCTTTTGGAGATAAGTTTATTCTCTTCCCACCATTATATATATCTTTGTGCGATAATAAAGCTTCACTTGCTTTTGCTTCTGGAATACTATATGCAAAGTTACCATTCTTTGTAACATTAGCTTTAAGACCATCAACTACTGGATCTATTTTTAAGTTATAACTATCTTTTGGCTAATATCCAATAAATGATTTACCATTCATTCTTGCATCGTAGAAGATGTCAGTCTGATTATTTTTGTTTCTTTCTTTAATAACATCATAATAAGCTCTAAGACCAATTCTTGCAGATTCATGCTGATGTCTAAGATTTTCAAGAGCCATATCTTTCTGTAAATCCATAGCAGCTTTAGCTTTAGCAAGTGCCATATCATTATCAAGGTCTTGTTTCTTAAGAGCAAACTTATCAGCTTCTCTTGCTAATGGAGTAGCTACCTAATGATCAGCAACTATTGCGTTATCCATAAATCTACGATCAATCTGATCTTCTGTTGGATTTTCTATTCCAGCTCTCTGTAGATCTAACTTAGCCTGATTTCTATGATACATATACAATGGATCACCTTTTAATCCAGGCATCCAGTTCTACAAACTATCACGCATATCCTTTTCACTTACGCCTTGATATTCATAGTTTGGATCATACTTCATACCTCTCGACTCTACTTCCTCTTTTGTTAGAAGATGAGGCTTTATACCTTCAAATGTAGGATGTACATATTGCTGTAAGTTTTTGTAAGCAGAAGCACTTGATCTATTCCATACTCCATTCTTTATAGTATCCCAATTAAGTGGAGAGTTTGGATTATTAAATCTCTCATAATCTTCGTTATACTAACCTTTTGCTGCAAGATCGCTTATACTATCTAAGTACTTCTAAGCTTGAACTGCAGAAGCTTTTAGCTTTCCTATCTATTGTGTTGGAATGTTGTTTATATGCCTCTGTAACATTGCTCTACCTTCTGGAGATCTTAGAGGGTCTATACCTTTGTCGTATAAACCCTTTATCAAATCCTAAGTAGAACCTATAATATTTTTATTATACCAATCCATATCACTTGATATTGGACTATAGAAATCATTGTAATTCTTTTGGAATTCTTTAAATTCATTAACGCCTTGCTGATACATATCTTTTGCAGCATTTATAGACGCTAACATTATCTAAGAATCATATAGATCTCTAACTGGTAATTGAATCCACTAATCTCTTGAATATACCATAATTATTAAAACATGTTATTCCACTTATGATAACTTATAGGTGGCATTTGTGTAAAGTTAGTAATATAATTTGTTGGAGTATATGTATATCCTTCAACATTTGTAGTTGGATAACCATATGTTCTTACTGGAGTTGTTGTAGTTGTATATACTGGAGTATAAGTAGTATTATTCTATGATTGTTTATCATAATATTTTTTCATATTCTCTCTATCCATATTTACTTTCTACTGATACAAACTTAACATTCCATTTCCAGTCTTTCTCTTATACTCATTAGCAGCATACTGTTGTATATAATCTAAGAAGTTTCTAAGACCCATCTACATGCCCTATTGTCTTGCAGCATGAGCTTGAGAAGCATATTCTGTATTATACTGATTAGCTTGCTATCTACGCTGTGCAGTCTAACTGCCAAAATTACCAGCCATTTCAGCCCATCTTCCTCTATACTGGTTATTTATCTCCTGTGCCTTTTGTATAGTATCAGCTATATTTTGCTGTGTAGCACTACCAGCTGCAATGTTTGCTAAATACTTCTAAGCTCCACTTAAACCTCCAGCTCTATTGATATTATATCTATTCATGCTGTCTTGGTCGTAAATCCTCTGTATTGCTCTATAAGGATTTACTCTAAGCTTAGCCATTTCGTTTAATGCTGCTTGTTCGTATGGATTGCCAGCATATATATCTGGAGTATGAATAGATTGGTTCTTAGCATGGAAATACTAACCAACACTTGATAGCATACCAAGTCCCATAGGAACTGCATTACTCATCCAACTTGCTGGTTCTATATAACCATAATTCGATCCATTGTAACCATCTTTAAATCCAGGTAAATTTCCTTTTGTGTACATTTGTTCCTATTGTTGATGTTGCATAGCCTATTGATCAGACAAATCTTTTAACTTATCAACTATTGGCTATTTAATTTTATTAACTTGTTCCTACTGAAATTTATCACTATCCTAACCAAGTCTTCCTCTTAGTTTATTCAGCTTATCATTAGTGCGATTCTCGTATTTCTTATTTATCTTCTCTAAAGCTAATGTGTATGGCATAGATTGATCTTTGAATGTCATTCCATTTCTCCAATCTATATCCTGTCCAAGAACTATAGTATTGTTCTATAGATTAGCAAGATTTGTATCCTTTCCTGGTGTTCCAGTCTTTACAACATGTCCAGTTGTATTGCTAACATCGTTTATATTGTCTATAATACTTTCACCAGCAGCTACTCTTGCATTAGGATTAGCATTTGTCTTTCCTAAAGATGTCAATACATTACCGCTTGATATGTTTTCAGATCCTTTATATCCAGCGTCTTTTCCACGCTTAGCGTATAAAATATCATCTTGCGTAGTTCCGTTTTCATTATAATATTGATTAGCTATATAGTCTGATTGAGCTGCAGATTGATTATATCCATTGATATTTATTCCTCTAATACGAGCTTCTTCAAGACGTCTCTGCATCTTTCTCTTTCTATGACCAGCACCAAACAAACCTGTGATAAAACCGCCAACAGCTCCAATAGCTCCACCAACTACAGATCCAATTGGACCAACAACTGATCCTACCGATGCTCCTAAAGAAGCTCCAGTAGTTGTAGCTTTTAACGTGTTAGCCTAACTTTCTTTTCTTACTTCGGTTAGCTATTTATCATAGTCTATATCATTTACTTTCTAATAACCATATCCAAGTCCATTTGAATATGAAGTTCCAGTTTCGTCTAATATATTTCCAGCGCTCTTAACTCCACCAAATGCATTACCTATACTACTTCCAAATGCAATTCCAGATGAAAGTATACTGCCAGCATTTCCTGCAAGTCTACTACCAAACCCTGGGCCTTGGCTAACTGGTACTCTATAATTTTCTAACCCAGTTGGTCTTTGTATACTTCCAGGAATACCTACTTGGTTTGCTAAATTAGAATTTTGCCAAAATGGAGTATAACCATTTGGTGGTAAAGCCATTCCGTTTGTACCAGTAGCAAATCCTGGAAGATACCTATAATTTATTCTTTTATTTCTTAACTCCATAATGCTCTAAATTTAGTTGTTATATAATGTAATTGCATATCATCGTATAAAGCTTCGCCACCAACATTGCAATATACAGCCTTTCCTCTTAATCTGCCGCCATATTGCTAAATTAAACCGTATGGATAATTCATTCTTGGAATTGCGTATCTATAATCATAATATCTATTTGATATATCTTTTTTTGGATCTACAAAATATGTTTTCTACTTTATTTCACTTCCATCATAAACATGATAAAACGTATTAAATTGTTTTGCCATACCCTCTGTGGCTCCGAATCTAACATTGTCAAATACTTTTACAAAATTAGGTTGAGCGTTTATAACATAAGAAAGGTTAAACTTCATTCTAACTTCATCATGCATATGACCAGTTCCACTTAAAGATACTATATTCTTACGTATTCCGACATTATCTGCTATAAATGTATCATATTTACCAGTTATACTATCACAACTACCATCGTATGTATATCTTGATGTAAACACTTGTTGTAGCTCATTAAATACAAACACACCATCTTCTGAAGTAAAGTATACCTCATTATATCTTGGATCAGTTAATACTTTATATCTTTTAATAAAACGTCCAATACCAGATCTATATTCTTTAGATACAGCTGTATTTATATTCTTTGTAATAGATATTTGTTTATAATCACCGCCTCCATTATACTAACAGAATACTGTGTTAAAAGCATCTATCCAATAAAGAGATTGTGTTGTAATAGCGTATGCAAATACATTATCCTCAAGACCAGATGTTGTAGATACATAATCATATCTACTTAATAACCCACCAGAACCTAATAATATTTCATGACTGTTATTATCTGATACGGCTGTTCTTTCATTAACAGAGAATGCTCCAAATGATTTTTCCTGCCAGAACATGAGATTATTTTTAAATCTCTTTAGTCCTGTTATCTTACCATAATTTGGATCAACGTCTATATAGTTTGCAGCTTTAAAATTCTACCATGAATCTTCTAACTCTCCATTCTCTTTCTTTTCAGAATATCTACATCTATATGGATAAGACTATTTATCTTTTGTATCATATGATATTGTAGAGTATTTCTAACTTATTGTTTTAGTTAAACTATAAGCTGTGTTATATAAATACTATGGAGTCTACTATTTAAATACTCCATCTACGTTAGCGGGCTCTTCCTGGATCCATGAAACAAGAGTATTTTTTGTATTTCTACTAAACTTATAGCCATGATCAATATACATATTAATAGAACTTTCTACAGGTATTGCATACTAAACATTCATAGTAGTTAATAAACCAATAGCTCTATTTGATACCTTATGAGCAGAAGTGTATTCAAATGGGCCAATATAAGTATCACCATCAAATACGTCTATATAATTATCCTAATTATTATTAAACTCTTTTATGTCAGAATAACTATAATATTTACTATTATCTTTAGCAGCTTTAGTATAACCTCCATATGGAGTACAATTTTTTGTAATATTACATAAAAATGTTCCAAACTAACTCGTCTATATATAATTACCAAAATTTATAGAATTATCAGTATTTTTATATGCATAATGTCTTAGTTCTTTTTCTGTAGCTTCATATTCTTCTGTAACAAACGTACCGTCTTGTGTATTTTCAGACATTTTTAAAACATTATCAGTTCCAATTGTTTCAGATAATATTTTATCATTCTTATTTAATTCTTTTTTTAATATGCTATCTATTGTGAATAATAAAGACGTTCCACCAAGTGCGTACATTGCAAAATTAACAAGATGTATATCTTCTTTTACTATACTTTTTGGTTTTTCGTTATACTCTCCCCAACATACTACATTACAAAAACCATGCTCTCCAACTAAATTTAGCTTATCTGAAAATTTCTATTCTGTTTTATCGTTTTTAACTTCAAATAGATCATTCCATTTAAGAGAATCTGAAATCTATTTATTATTTATACCATATTGATTTTTAACATTGTGTTTAATAACCTCATATGCAGCAAGCTTATCATCTTGTGTAGTGTAAAACGAATTATATGGATTTGATGAATCGTTATCGTTAACAAGTATGTTGTTAGACTGACAATATAATTTAAAATACTGATATTTTATTTTCTAAGCCTATTCTACATCATTATATGTATTAGTTTTAAGTGAATTAGATTCAGGCATTACTACAGAACACTCATAATCTCTCATTAAAGCATCACGAGAAATATTAATTATAGCTCTCCTTACTCCATATACATTATTTATCTAATCATTTATAGTTAAATTATTATACAGTAATGCATTAGTATACATAAGGTTTGTAGTATCTAAACTTAAAGTTTTACCGTTCTTTACAATCGGTTTAAACGGAGATAAACTATAAGATTTATATACAATTCCATTACTACATACAAAGTCTGTTGAATTAAAAGGTGTAATGCTTGTTACATCGTCTTTTAAAAAAGTTAGATTAACAATACTAAGAGTCTATTCAATATATTTATTATCTGAATATAGTGCTAAATGAACTTGTATTAT